GATCGAGAACCAGCAGCGGCACATCGAGGCACTGATGAAAGCCAACGCCAGCCTGAAGGACGCCATTGCACGGCGGGATAAGCAGATAGAGGACATGAAGCAGGGGATGGCACAGCTGGCAAAGGCTGTGGCGGTGAAGGAGGAGCAAAGCGAACTGCACGCCATGAAAAACGAGCTATGCCAACACTGCGGAAAGTACAAACACACACATGAGGGTGCCTGTGACTGGTGCAAATGGAGGGAAATTTGATGACCAAATACGTTTGTGATATTTGCGGAAAGGAGATCAAACTCCCAAATGGTATTATTGACCTGCCTTATCGTTACTTTGATGGCCGTTGTTTGGGAAAACTTATGGTGCATGATGAGTGTTGGAGAGCCCAGTGCAATAGAAATGCGGAAAAGGGGGATAAGTGATGGATGCTGTGAAGTTTATCGAGGAACGCAGAAGAATGTGTAAGGCCACCAGAAGGTACTCTCCTATTATGGTCGAGGGAATTTCACCCAAGGACATTGTAAAAGAAGTAGAGGAATGGGCTGCTGAACATCCGCGCAAAACACGGCAGAGCGTTTTTCTGAAACAGTGGCCGGAGGGTGAAATTGACAAAGACGGTGTCTTGATTGTATGCCCAAAACGTGTTTCTTCCGATTGTCGGAACAGCTACGGGAATTGCACAAATCGGGTGTGCTCTAACTGCCGCCGCGAGTTCTGGATGCAGGAGGTGGAATGATGGCCTCCTCATTTGTACAAGTTAAGCCGCTCACATACGACCCGTGCGATTACTGCGCTTTCTGCGGCGTTTGCCCGTCGGCTCATTTCTTCCCGTATGGCTACCATGAGTGCGGCGATATGCGAGATATGCGAAAGAGGGTGGAGTGATGGAAAATCTGTTGCAAGACATCGCCAGCGGGCTGTGGATCGTGTTGGGCGTGTACTGTTTCTTCGTACTAAGGAAGTGGAACAAGCGGTTCAGCGAGCTGTATGAAGAACTGAAACGGGAGGTGGAGTGATGGCAACAAAGAGAGTGTGTGACCGCTGCGGTGCGGAGATCAACCCGCCCAACTCCGTCACCTATGCCGGTATGCGGCGGACTAAGAACGACATAAACGACAACGACTACGAGCTGTGTGTTTCTTGCGCGCACAAACTGCGGAAGTGGTTTAATGGGGAGGAGAAGGACAATGGACGGTGGGTACCTTTCCACAGCGAAGCTGCGGGCGATATTCAGTATTGCTCCGCCTGTGAGATAGGGTTCGATGCAAAGACGGATTATTGCCCCCACTGCGGCGCGAAGATGGAAGGAGAACAGCCATGAGAGTGAAAATGAACTACAACAACTTGGTCGAGGAAATCGACAGTACGGTGAGTGCAAGCAGGAGCCGGGCGGCAAGAGAAAACGCCTTTGGAATAGGCATCGGGCTTACTATGCTGAACGGCTATCTCACAGAAATTGCGAAGCGGGCCGTAGAGCTGAACGACGACAAACTGATTGGCCTATGCGTTGATATGGGGATATTGAAACAGGAGGAAAAGGCATGAGCAAGGCCGTTATGATAAGCATTCGCCCGAAGTGGTGCGAGAAGATCGCCAGAGGCGAAAAGACCATTGAGGTCAGAAAGACGCGCCCGAAGCTGGAAACGCCGTTTAAGTGCTATATCTACTGCACGCAAGCGAGGGAACGTCTCATTACCATTCTGAAAGATGGCGACGAGAACTACGGCGAAATTTACCGCGGGAAGCCTGTTTTCATAAAGACGGACGAGGGCTCTGTGTGTGATATGTGGGGTAAGCGCCAGAAGGTCATCGGCGAGTTCGTGTGCGATAGGATATTCCCGATTGATGTGTATGATAACGGCTGCATCAAAAATTGGAATTTTGAGTGTATGTGGCAGGCGTGTCTGCTGTATGAAGGAATTGCTGCCTACATTGGAAGAGAAAAGCGGGGCTACGGCTGGCACATCTCCGAACTGAAAATCTACGATGCGCCGAAGGATCTGGACGAGTTTACTTTTCTGCGTGAAACGAAATTTGGCTCAGAGCCAGTGACGATCAAGCGCCCGCCCCAGAGCTGGTGCTATGTGGAGGAAATGTGATGGTTGAATTGAAACGCTGCCCTGAGTGCGGTGGAACTGCAACCGTTATCCATATGTACGACACCTACGATAGAGCAGATTTTGGGTGGGATGCCGGTTGTGGGAGATATAGGGCTGGTGATGGCCTCCACACAAAGAAGATGAAAGTATCTGGGCTACCCAGCAAAGAAAAAGCAATCGAAGCATGGAACAGGAGGGCTGACAATGGCTTACATTGATCGAGCGGTGTGTCTGTCAATTTTGCGTGCAAAAGCAAACATGGCGGTTTTGATGGACGCTGCTCCGTATTTTGAGAAAGCGGCGCAGATGTTGGAGAAACTGCCCGCCGCTGATGTTGTCCCGGTGGTGCATGGGCGGTGGGAAAAAGAGCCATCATCTTATTGGAGGTGGACGTCGTCTGGTGCGGTAGCGGTTACGCGTACTACTTACAGATGCGGTCTCTGTGGACGGGGAACCGCCGTAAAATCTAACTACTGCCCCAACTGCGGCGCGAAGATGGACGGAGGGAATAGTTGATGGTTAAAGTGTTCTGTGATATGTGTGGGCGCGAGATTGACTATGAGGTTGACGGCGTGAATTTGGATTTCAACCACTATGGCGTTGTGAATTTTAAGACACCATTTTCTGCGGAGAAACAACTGTGCCTCACTTGTGCGGCCAGAGTTTGCAACTTTGTGGAGAACTCCGCGAAGATGGACGGAGGTGTAGACGATGCCTGCTTGTAAAGTCTGTGGTGAGTGGTTTGCCAAAACCAATCCACACGAAGAACTTTGCGACAAATGTGAGTGTGCATTGTACCGACTGTCCAGCTATGTTGCCCGTGTGACGCGGTGTAAGGACTGCAAGCATTACGACATGGGCGTATGTCTGAAAATCTACTCGGATGGCAACATGCATCCAGAGGCATGGCAACCCCGGAGACCTGAAGACTTCTGCTCCTACGGCGAGAGAAAAGAGGGGGCGGAGTAATGTTCTGCTGGATATTCACCCGTGCTTCACAAATGGAGGACCACGAATTTACAGACGATGTAGCACACTGCTTCTGCTGGACAAAGAAACAGGCTATTAAGAGGTTCGGCCAGCTGTACGACGATGTAAAGCCATTCGAGGTTGACAAGGTGGTGTTTGACCCATTCAGGCGGCTGCCGGTCGTGGTCACGGATTATTGAGGAGGTACGGAGCAATGGCGGAGATCACGCTGAAATACGCAGAGGGATATGAGGTACGCTGCCCGCTGTGCGGTACGCCGGAAAGCAAAAGCCCGGTACGCTGCCCGGACGCGCAGAAGCCGGGGGAGAGCTGGATAACGTGCAGCAGATGCGGCACATCGTACAAGCCGCCCATGTGGCACGCGGCGGGAGGCGGAAGCTATGCTCACGTTTGACCCTGCAAAATGGGGAGATACGGAGCTGGAGAGGTGGAACGGCGTGGTGACGGCCATGCGAGTGAAGATGCACCAGTATATGGGCTGCGTGGGGACGACACGGTGCCCGGAGGAGTGCCGGTATAAGCACCTGTGCGCGTGGACAAGGGACGTGCAGATCATGTGCGGAAAGGAGCTGAACAGGAGGCGTGGAGAACGGAAATAACCATGCGCCGAAAGCGGTGCTGTACGCGCCGCTGGAACTGCTGAAAAGGATTCTGCCATCGCGGGAGAGCGTGGCACCGGAGGAACTGAAGGAATATGACCGCTTTGTGGGCAGCAAGGACGCACTGGGAAGCGAGTACGAGGAGTTCCTGAAAAAAGTGTACGGCTGCCGCCATGAGTGGGGCGAAACGGTGCAGGAGGACGCATGGCTCGATCTGCGGAGCCGGAAGTGCCGGAAGTGCGGCATCATACACTGCCAGATACGGGACGAAGAACTGGTGCTGGCGGAATACTACGAAGAGAAACCGGAAAAGGAGAGATAACACATGAAAACCATCAGCAAATATGAGGCATACGCCATAAAGGCACTGCGGACGATGGGCGTGAGGGAGGACCTGGCAGGCTTCGACTACACGGTGGAGGCGGTACGGCTGGTGCTGGAGGGCGCCGTGGAAAGACCGATACAGTGGACGAAGAAGGGCGGCGTGTACGAAAAGGTGGCGGAGAAGTTCGGCATGAGCGACTGGCGCGACGTGGAGAGGTGCATACGCTACACCATAGATATGCTGAAAAAAGAGGGCGACTCAAGGAACTACCGGAAGGTGCTGGACGTGGCCGCGGACAGCAGCATGAACGTGGGCGCATACACCAGCGCGGTGGTCAACTATGTAAGGCTGCAAGCCTATGAGGAGAGCCGGATGGTGGACCTGTCGCCGGCCATCGGGTACGCGCAGAAGGGCATGGCGCAGGTGCTGGTGACGGGCCGCGACCTGGACGTTCAGCTGTTGACGCCCAAGGCGGACGTGGGTGTGATCGCCTCGGAGGACAAGGCGGAGATGATGTCGCTGAAACCGGAGAACATAGCGGACGATGGGGCGGCGGTGTGCAAGGAGACAGGGGCATTTATCGTGCCGGAGGGGTGGAAGGAGGGCAGCATTGAACTGGACTGAAAGACTACGGCGGAAGCTGATACATAAACTGGGCGGCGTGCTTATGGACGAGGTACAGCCACGGCCCGTGGCCGCGGCGGAAAGCTACACGATGGAGGAACTGACGTGCCGATATTGGAAATTCGGAAGAGGGCAAGAGGATGAGCGCTTCAAATGGGACAACCTTGCAATCATAGCTTGCGAGGCGGACAAGGCAGGGCTGGTGGAGTGGAAAGAAGTGCCACGAGAGGAGGAACCGGCGCTGTATAAGATGGTGGATGGGATACCGGGCGTGGAGGATGCGGTGCTGATGCGCGGGACACTGCGGGTGCTGCGAAAGGCGGGAAGATGAGCGCATGAAAGACGAGAAAAAGAAATACCGCCGGTGGGCGGTGGTGTACATACTGCTGGCGCTGCTGCTGGCGGCAGTGCTGGCGCTGCTGATGGCGGCGGGTGTATATAAAACGCTCGTGGGCGTATTGTGCATGGTGGTGGTGGCAGCGGATATGGCGTTTCTGGTCGCGGGCAGCGCGTATTTGTGGAGAGAGGGGTGGCGCGAGGAGTGAACATAGGGAGAAAGGCATCGCCGCCGCAGGGACCGTACCGCCCAAAGGGCGGGTGCGACCTGTACATACCCATGAAAAACGAGTGCGCGGGACTGCGGGAGCTGGTGTGCAGCGCGAATGGGAAATGCCCGTTCTTCAAGACAAAGGAGAGGGCGCTGGCGGACAGGATCAAGAGCATACAGCGGCGCAAGCGCGTGGGCTTTCCCATATCGAATACGGAGGCGCAGATGCTGCTGGAAGCAGTAAAACTGCCGGACGCGAAGGAGCAGTGAGATGGCGGCAAACGAATTATTCCCTAAAAGACTGCGGGCACTGCGGGAAAGACGGCAGATCAAGCGCCGGGTGCTGGCGGAGCTGTGCGGACTGAGCCAGCACATGATACGACGGTACGAGGAGGGGGAGATGGAGCCGAAAGCCTCATCGCTGGAGGTGCTGGCGGACTATTTCGAAGTGACGGTGGACTATCTTTTAGGCCGCGAATAAAAAAATTGGAAAGGGACTTAAAAGTCCCTCACATGACGGAAAACCTGCGAAAATGGTACACGAGAGAGTGGATAATTCTCTTTTGTACCATTTTTACTAATCGTGGCGTAAAGCCCCTGACTTTAGGCATGGGGATATAAGCCACACCTTTGCTATGGGATAACTCATATTTTGTATCCACTGTTGGCGGTGTACCTTTACCGGCCATTAAGCAGTACATAGAGAATCAGAAAAACGCCTGAAAGCGAGGCGAGATAGTGGAATATTCCTACAAGTTTCGTTTGTATCCTACCGCTGTGCAGAGAGCGCAAATGTCCAGAAATTTTGGCTGCTGTCGGTATGTGTTTAACCATTTTCTCGCCCAAAGGCAGGAGCAGTACAGAGAAACAAGAACATCTCCTACGCGGTTCCAGCAAGACAAAAGCCTCACGATGCTCAAGCGGGAATTGCCGTGGTTGAAGGAAGTGGATTCCACTTCTTTGCAAGCAACCCTTCAAGACTTGGACACTGCCTTTCAAAACTTTTTCCGCCGTATGAAACACGGTGATAAATCGGGTTATCCCCGATTCAAGAGCAAACATGACCACCGGCAGAGCTACAAGAGCAAGTGCGTAGGGGCAAATATCAAGGTGCTGGACAAAGCGGTGCAGCTTCCCAAACTCGGCCTTGTAAAGTGCCGTGTCAGCAAAGCGGTCAAGGGACGCATCCTGTCCGCCACCGTTAGTCAAAACCCCAGTGGTAAGTATTTCGTGTCTATCTGCTGTACCGATGTAGAGATTAAACCTATACCGCCCACCGGCGCGGCAGTCGGTATCGACGTGGGCATCAAGGCTTTTGCTGTCACCTCCGATGGTGTTTCATACCCGAACCACAAGCACCTTGCGAAGTCCGAAAAGAAACTGGCACGTCTCCAGCGGCAACTCTCCCGAAAAACAAAGGGGAGCAGGCGCAGAGAGAAAGCCCGCATCAAGGTCGCAAGGCTGCATGAGCATATTGCCAACCAACGGCAGGACGCAGCACACAAACTGTCCACACAGCTTATCCGTGAAAACGACATCATCTGCATTGAGGACTTAGCTCCGAAGAACATGGTACGAAACCACCGTTTGGCAAAGTCCATATCCGATGCCGGATGGGGCGAGTTTCGGCGGCAGTTGGAGTATAAGGCAGCGTGGTATGGGAAAGAGGTTGTCACAGTAGACCGATTTTTTCCATCCAGCCAGATTTGCTCCACTTGCGGCGCACAGTGGTCAGGCACGAAAGACCTATCCGTGCGCGGCTGGACTTGCCCGGAGTGCGGCGCACAGCACGACAGGGATATAAACGCCGCAAAGAACATTTTGCATGAGGGCCTGCGCCTACTGGCGTAGCTCCATACATAAAGTAGGGAGGGACACGCCCGAACCCATACGCTCGGGGAGACCATGTAAGACCTCGCATGGTGCAGGTTGCGGTCAGCGAACCGAGAATCCCCCGGCTTTAGCCGTGGGGAGTGTCAATATCCGAAAGGAGTGCAGGATGGCCGAACTTTTACCTATGGACGCGGAAAAGCAGCAGGCGTATTACGACCAGCTTAATGATGCGGTGGGGGAGAGTTTGGCTTATTTTTATGCCTGCATACGCTTCAACAAGCCTTTCGACATGAACGCGCTGCCGGCAAGCGGGAGCAAAAACAAGTGGACGACCTACTGCGATAAGCTGGCAAAGAAAAAGCTGGACCGGACGCCGGGAGGCGGAGAGCTGGGCTTTCTCGACGGGCTGACGGACATCACCAAGATATTCGGAGAGGGGCTGGAGAACGGCAATTTCACCAAGGCGGTGAGCGCGGAGAAAAGCGCACGGGATGGCAGGCAGGGCACCAAGCGACAGGCCGCAGACTGGGGCGAGGGCACGGGAAAAGTGCCATACACCAGCGAGGACTACAATGAGTTTGACCGGATCTACAACGCGCTGTGCGCCGATTTCGGCGGAGAGCAGGCGGTGAGCGCCAAGCAGCAGCTGATCCTGCGGAACGTGGCAAAGTGGACGAAGCAGATGAATGACGCCGCAGAGATGGGCGCCATAGACAAGGCCAAGAAGCTATCCAGCATGATACAGGAAAACCTGGCATCGGAAAACCTGCGGAAGAAGGACACAAAACCGGTGGAGGACCTGCGGCTGGACGGCATTGTGGACAGGCTGGAAAAAGCGGGCCTGATGAAAAACGGAAAGCAGTGTACGCCGGATGAGGCGTTTCAACTGATATTCGGGAGACCGTGCAAGTACACCTACACGGCGGACGCAGCGGAGAAAATGCTACTGGCGATCATCAATCAGGCCCGCATAAACGACGGGCTGCCGGAATTGGTGGAACTGCCAGAGGATGCAAAGATAGAGGATGAACTGGGCGAATTTGCAGAAGAACCCAACGAGGCGGAGAAGGAAGCCTACGAAAAAATGGGTCTGCTGCGGAAACATAAAAAATGATTAAAACCGGGACAGCGGAGTAGCTACCGTTTCCCTCCCCATACGAGGGATTACCGGCTTTTAATTGAAAGTCTGTATGGGAGACAAATATGGAGAGAAGATATTTCGTTTATCGGCATATTACGCCTGACGGCCTGATTTATGTGGGGGCGACATCCTTCAAAAAACCGGAGAAACGGTGGGGGAACGGAAAGTGCTACCAAGCCAACAAGCGGTTTACGGACGCAGTGAACTTCTTTGGATGGGATAATATAAAGCACGAGATATTGGCGGAAGGTCTACCAAAGGAAGAAGCCCATGCGATGGAACGGGAGCTTATTCGGGAGTGGGACACCACAAACCCGGAGAAAGGCTACAACATTTTGGACGGGGACCTTTCCACAAAAATCTACTGCGTGGAACTGGATAGAACTTTCCCGTCGCTGCATGATGCGGCACGGGAAACGCACATAAAAAGGGACTCGCTGAAAAGCGCCTGCACGGGGCAGACGGCAACGGCTGGCGGCTACCACTGGTGCTATGAAAAGGACAAAGCTACTTATGAGATAGACCCAAACCGAAGAGGGCCGAGAAAGAAAAAAGCAGTTATCAACATAGACACTGGAAAGGTGTATGAATCGGCCCATGCGGCGTTTTTGGATACGGGCGTGTGCATGGCGCAGATTTGGGCGGTTTGCGCTAAAAAGCCAAGCCGGAAAAGTGCTGGCGGGTATCGCTGGGCATTTGCGAGTGAGGTGATATAAACCAATGGCGCGACGGACAGGCAAGGCGTATGTGACCGGACTGGGCTGGGTGACAAAAAAGCCCACGCAGGAACGGAACTATGAAAACATGGCAGACAGCTGGTGGGCATGGCTGGTCTGGGTCGCACGTTGGTATTAGTTACCCCGATAAACTGGCGGATATTCTGCGGAGCGACGACAGCGACTTCAAAACGCTGGAGATCGTACAGCGGATCATGCTGAGAGCCTATGCCCGGTACACGGACGTGGCGATCACGGGTACGCGAGGTATGACTAAGACGTACACCAAGATGATTTCCGAAATGATGAATGGTGTCGCGTGGCCGGGGACGCAGGTGATATATACCGGGCCTTCGCTGAAGCAGTTGGCATCCATAGGTGGCAAGACATTCCATGCCATAGAGCATGACTACTCAGCACTTGCCAAGCACTGGCGGGTGACGGCGGAGAGCAAGGACGACTTCAAGATAGAGACCGATTACGGCAGCGCCTTTTACATCGGAGAAAAGCGCGGCGACAACCTGCACGCGGCGACCGCGGAGGAGTTCGCGCAGGAAGAACAGCCTGCTTTCGATTTTGACGAATACACTACCGTTGTGCTTCCGGCAGTACGGTTGCGGCACAATGTAAACGGAGAACCCGATCCCAACTTTGTGGCTTATAAGAACCACTCTATCACCAGCGCGGGGCGAAAGCAGAACCACGCCTATCAGGTGCGCTGTGAGGTGATGAAGGAGATGGGGCGCGGGGAAAGCGCCTTTACTATGGACGTGCCCTGGCAATGCGTGGTACTGCAGCAGATGCGGCCCTATTCCTGGGCGCAGAAGCTGCGGACAAAACTGACGCCGGAGCGGTGGATGCGCGAAATGGAATCGCGCTACACCGGGGCGGACAGCAATCCTATCGTGCGGGACGAGGTGCTGACAGAGTGCCGCAAACTGATGATCGCGGAGAACCGGCACTGCGCATACGACATAGGCAACAAGCTGAAGCCGGAGGACGTGATCTACATCGTGGGGTACGACGTATCCTACGCTGACGACAAAAAGAACGCAAAATGCGCCTGCGTGGTGCTGAAATGCACACGTCAAACGGACTGGCTGAAGCGGGACCGCTACCTAAAGCAGGTGGTGTATGTGGACGTTTGGAACCCACCTGTAAAGAGCATGATGCAGGCGCAGCGGATCAAGGACGTGTGGAGCCGCTTCTGCTGCGACGGAGGGGCCGCGACATACCTGGCAATAGACGCATGGCAGTACGGCACCAGCGTGGTGGAGAACCTGATGATGGACCTTGGTGACGGCCTTGCGCCGCTGTGCGTGCGGAACCACGCAAGCTTTACGGAACTGGAGCAGGAGAACGCCGTGCCGTGCCTGTATCCCATCAAGGCGGGCGGCGCGGGCGTGACGGACCCGGACGCGGAGATGGTGCGATACGCGGAGCTGCAATTTGAGAACCGGAACGTGGAACTGCTGTGCTCTAACGTGAACGAGGGCGTGGAGAACTACAAGAAGTACCACCGGATCAAGGACGACAGCATGGATGCCATGCTGGCAGACCCCTACATAAAGACCCGGGAACTGGTGGGGCAGATACAGAACCTGAAAAAGGTGGCCAGCGGCACGACCCAAAAGGAAGAACGGATAAGCAAGCACATACAGCGCGATATATGGTCGGCACTGAAATATGCGCTGCGGGTGGCGCAGATACTGGAGCGCGAGGAACTGGCGCAGGCGGTGCGGCATAAGAGCGACTGGGATGCGGAACTGGCAAAATACAAAAACCGCGCCGCGGCACCGCACAGGGCGGCGGCAGCCGGCGCGGGAGGCCGCACGGTGACGGCGCGGCGCGGCGGGAGGATATGCTGAAATGGCGGCAAGGAAGTACAGACTGTACGCGGCGCGGGTGACAGGCGAAACGGTGGCGCTGGCGGAAAAGGAGCGCTTTGTACGGATAACGGCGGGGTATATGCTGCTGTACCGCACTACGGCGCCGAAAAAAATGCAGACGGTGGAGATCAAAGGCGCGGACTTGAAACGCCTGACGGAGCGAGACCGGCTGTGGCTGGCGGACTGCATCGCGGCGGCGCTGGCTGACGGAGTGAAAAAGAACAGGGCTGACACGCAGAAGCGGCTAAACGAGCTGCTGGATGCGTGGGAGAGGGAGCTGGAAAAAGAGCGCTCCCGCATAGACGAGGAGGCGGCGCATGGAGCAGGAGAAGCGGAGGAACCTGACAAGTGAATTGCAGAGCGTAGCCTGCGGCACCTACCCGGAGATATTTCAGCGGTTCAACGCGCTGGCGGAGCAGTACGGCAATATGCCGGCAGGGGCGCTGGCCAGCGCTTTCAGCCGGGTGAGCATGAGCCAGTCGGCACGGGTGAACCCCTACATACAGAACCGAAGAGTGCAGGCCATCTCCTCGCTGCCGGAGGACTATACCAAGAATACGGTGGCAGAGATGCTGACCGCCCCGCTGGGCAACGAGCAGGGGCTGCGGCAGGTGGAGCACGGGCTGGAATTTACGGCCTATCCGCTTTTCCACACCCGAAAGATGTACCAGGATCTGCTGACGTATCACAGCTACATCGCCCCGGAGTTCACCGATAAGGACACGGCGAAGAACGACGAGTTCTGGCGGGAGTGGAAACTGCTGGAGAAGCTGCGGCGCAAGCTGGACGTAAAGACCACGGCCCACAAGCTGGCGGGACAGGCGGTGCAGGAGGGCAAAGTATTCTACTACCCCCGTGTGAGCGTGGACAAGCCCCACAACAAGGTAAACTACGCTTTTATGCAGCAGATGCCCAGCGACTGGATAAAGATCGTGGGGTTCAACAGCGTGTCGAAGTACACCGTGGCCTTTAACATGATGTACTTTCTGAAGCCGGGATGTGAGCCGGCGCAGTTTGGAGACCTGTTTAAGCCCTACTGGGGCATATTCACCCAGGTGGCGGCGAGACCGCCCAAGGGCGCGGGCACACGGTATGTATACGCGGCGAAGAACACCATCAATATGAACCGCTTTACCGAGCTGAAAACGGCAGCGGAGCAGGTAGGCGGCGTGCTGCCGGGAGACCCGGACGTATACTACCAGAACGGGAAGTGGTGCTATTGGGTGACGCTGCCGGTGGATGCCGTATATCCTTTCGAGATAGACGACGCGCAGACGGCGGTTGTATCGCCTCTGACGGGACTTTTCCTGTCGTTTATCCAGATCGCGCAGTATGAGCAGATACAGCTGGAACTGGTACAGAACCCGCTGATCTCTCTGCTGACGGGCGAGATCGAATACGACGACAACAGCACGAGGCAGCAGTCGGACAGCTACAAACTGAGCAACGCTGGGTGGGAGCTTTTCCGCACACGGTTTTACGACGAGCTGGCGGAAAACAACACCAGCGGTATAGGCTGGTACGCCGCGCCGCTGCGGAACATGGAGCTGCACCAGTTGGCGGAAGCGCCCAGCGCTACGAAGATAAGCTCAGCAGGGTACGGCTACACCATGGCGAAGGCGGGGCTGAGCGCACTGATCCCCACCAGCGACGAGCCGCGGGCGGGCGTGGCGAATATTAGCTTGCAGATAGAGAGCAAGTTCGCCGAGCAGATATACCGGTGCTATGAGCGCATGATGCAGGGCATCATGGACGGGCTGAACCTGAAATATTCATGGAGATTCGCCATGTTTGGCAACATCGCGGAGGACGAAAAAGCCTTTGAAAACGCCAGGCAGGGTATGACGCTGGGCATACTGCCCCAGACCATACTTTACATGGCGATGCTGGACATGAGCGTGATGGACGACATGGCCATCAGCCGTGCGGTGAAGGAAAGCGGCATTATGGACCTGCGGCTGCCCCTTGTGACCAGCTACAACGCCAAGCAGAGCGAAAGCGGACTGCCGCCGCAAGCGGCACACGACATGAACCCCGGAGGGAGACCGACATCGGAAGGGGCGCCGGGGACCGAGGGACAGGAAGCGTCAGAGGACGCGGGAGGCTGAGAAGAAATGGGCATGACGGCGATACTGACGGCGGACGACCTGCACGAGATCAACCGGGAGCTGGCCCGGGGGAACGACGTGGAGATACGCCGGACGGCGGAGGGACTGGCCATAAAGGCACACACCGTACACACGGTGAAGAAAAAGAAAGGCACGGCGCTGCCGATGCCGACAGACCGATAGGGCGGCGAGAGCCCCTGCGACAGTGGGGAACGAAAACGGAGAATGCGGCTGCTGTGACCGAAGGCTTGCGCGGATGCGCGGGGTATTGAGGTAGGCGCAATGGCCGTGAAAAGTGGATAACCGCGGCAAAGGGGCTGCGGGGAAAGCCAAATGGGGCTGCGCCGGTGGAGAACACCGGCTGCGGCCTCATTTTTATTTTGCGGAGAGAGGGAGTGAGGACATGAGAGCACAGGAATACGCCAGCTGGGATAACCCCCGGTTCGCGCCTATGCGGGAGCCGATGCGCCGGGTGATGGAAGCATACGGCAACGCGGAAAAGTGGTTTGCGGACATCAAGGACCGGGTGCTGTGCGACATGGGTATGCCGTTTCTGTCGGATGCCATACACAAGCTGGAGCACAAGCAGCCTGAACGGATAGACGAGTTCGCGGAGATACCCCACGACTACCACCTGCGGCTGATGTACCCGGGTACGCCGGAGCTGGACGAGGACTTTGACAACGACCTGGACCGGGTATTCGAGGTGTGCGTGGCCATTGTGGACGGTGTAAACGAGGCACTGGGCGGATTTATCCGCGCCACGGCGGATGGGGAGTTCAACGCGCTTTCCCTGAAGGCGGAGGAGCTACAGATCGCCAACACCGACGACAGGCGCAAGCTGCTGGATGCCTGGACCATGCTTGACAACGGCGGTATGAGCCGCGCCACCTTTGACAGCTGGTGCCGAAAACTGTTTGCCGACGAGGACGAGTGAAAAACATGGGGATAGGGTAGCTCCCGAAAAGCGGTTAGCCTTGCCGCCTTCCCCTTGTTTTGAAAAGAAGGCTGGTTACGAAAGGCGGTAATTGAATATGGGCAGACCGAGGAAAAATGCGCCGGGAGAGCGCTATGGGCTTTGGACGCTGATTAGTCCTGTAGACAGAAAGCACTGGCTGTGTAAGTGCAAGTGCGGCACAGAAAAGGTGGTGCGAACAGATAGCCTGACCAGCGGAGGGACGCACTCTTGCGGATGCGATGCAAAAAGATCGCAACGTAACGCAAAGCTGGAGCAAGGGCCTAAAGAGAACTTGGTTGGTAGACGGTTTGGGCGGCTAATGGTGCTTTCCTATGCAGGGAACTCCGCATGGAACTGCGTTTGCGATTGCGGACGGACTTCGGTAGTCCATACCGGAGCATTAAATTTTGGAGCGTCGCAGAGCTGCGGATGTAAAGCCGTGGAAACGCGCCTGACAGCAGAGAGAGTTACAACACATGGAATGTCTGCCGAAAAGATATATGGCGTGTGGCGAGGAATGAAGCAACGATGTGGAAATCCAAACGCCGCTGGGTACAAGTGGTATGGCGGCAGGGGCATCCAAGTTTGCGAAGAGTGGCACGACAGTTTTGAAGCGTTTTACGGCTACGTTTGCAGGTTGCCGCACTACGGAGAACCGGGAATGACCATTGACAGAATCAATGTTGATGGGAACTACGAACCGGGAAATGTCCGCTGGGCAACGTGGGAGGAACAAGCTGCAAACAAGCAAATCCATAGGAGGGAGTGACATGGGAATCAAGACAAAGCAAATCCCCCGCAAGACCAGTGCGACGGGGACATTAAAGGTTTTGCAAAGACTCAGTGAATACGAATTTGGTGTCGAACTCTGGGTAATGAGAGAGGACCTGAATCGCAACAACTGGTCGTACAAGAATCTGGACAAGTACTACAAGACCTTCATCGGGCAGCCCATCTTGATCGCTTATGTGGGGCAGCAGGTGGGGGACGGACACAACATGAGCAAGCGCCGGGATCCCAAGACCGGGGAGGAGTACCAATCCTTCATGGAGGGGACGGCCGAGCGCATCGTGGGAACGCTGTCCGATGACGAAAAGGACTTTACCCTTGTGGAGAGGGGCGGTCATACATGGCTCAGAGCGAAGGGACGGCTATTTGCTTTTTACGCCCCGGAGCTGACGCGGAAGATCGTGGAACAGGGCACGATGGACGTTTCCGCCGAGACAATGGTGTCGGAGAGCCACAAAGAGGGCGATGTGGACGTGTTTACCAAATGGTCGGGCATAGGCGTGACCATTCTGGGCGACAGGGTAAACCCGGCGATACCGGGGGCGAGCATCGCAAAGCTGGCGGCCATGCAGGAGGAATTTAAGGAATTGAAGCTGCGGGCCGCGTCGCTGCACACAGCCGCAGAGGGCAGCGACGGCAAGGAACCCGACAAAAACACAAAAAAAGGAGTGAAAAGCAACATGAACAAGAGAGCGATGGAGCAGATGCAGACCAAGTTCCCCAACCACAAGGTGCTCTCCATGAGCGAGGACGGGCTGAACGTGGCACTGCTGGACGCTTCCGGCAATCTTTTCGGCTACACCTTTAACGCTGACGACAACGGAGAGGTGATCGCCAGAAAGATCATGCCCTGCGCAGCGCACATCGTGCTGAGCGTGGGCGAGGTGGAGCTGAACGCCGATGTGGCGGACGTGGTGGACTACACCGTGGCCTCCGTGAAGGAGACCGACGGCGATGTGAAGAGCCTGAACGCCAGGCTGGACGCCGCCAATGAGCAGATCAGCGCCATGCAGGAGGCGGAGAGCAAGCGCCGGCTGAGTGCCTGCAAGGCTTCCGCCAAAGCAACGCTGGACGCCTTCAACGCCAACCGCGAGGAAAAGGTGGCGGAGGACGCCATCAAGGCGGTAAATGAGAACATCGAGGCCGGACTGTACGCCAATAGCTGCGACAAGGACGGTGCGTGGCTGGGAGAGAAGCTGGTGCGCGAGGCGGTGCTGGCCGTGTGCGGCGAGGCCGTGATGGAGAGCGACAAGCGCAGCGCACAGAAGCGCAAGACCACCTATGCCTGGGAGCACATCGCAGGCAACAGCGGCGAGGGAAGCGAGGGTGTGGACGCTCTGCTGAACAAGTGGGGCATCGACGCCGGCAAGTAAAACGAAAAGGAGAGTGAACAAACATGGCATACATCGAGAAAACCGCGTTTGAGCCGCGGATCACCAACAACGAGTACAACGAACTGTGCAACATCACGGGACGCTATCAGGTGTCTGAGGCTGACGCGGACTGCTCCGCTGGCCTGCTGGTGGTGCGCGGCGAGCAGCTGCCCTGTGCGGGCTTCAAGGGCATCAAGAACGAGAACGCCTTTTACATGACCGCTGCGGGTGCTGCCGCCAACGCCGACACCGGCGTGTACGCCTGCAACACCTACGAGTGGCCCATGCTGGGCGGACGCAACGGCAACAACTACGCCGTGGGCACCGCCACGCTGGGGCTGGGCGTTCCTGCGGGCCGGGACGGCACCTTCACCGAGATCGTGTTTGACGGCAAGCACGCCTACCGCTTCGGTGAGGGCAACCTGAGCACCGCCATCGGCGAGAACACCATCTTCACCATCGCCAACGGTCTGCTGGTGCCCGCCGCGGCCGCCCCCACTGCTACCGGCGCCATCTACTTCAAGCTGAAGGGCACCGGCAATTTCACCGAGGGCGCCGGGCAGAGCTTCGTGTACTACGACGTGTGGGCCTGCAAGGTCAGCACCGTGACCGCGTGACAAGAGAGGAGAGTGAGTAAGAAATGGCAAAGCTGAACCTGAACAGCGTTTCCAACGAGGTTTTCGCCATCAACGGAAACGACCAGCGCGAGGACATCGTGGCCAAAGGCCGCGTGCTGTTTTATGAACACGCCCTGAAGGGCAAGATGGCCGTTCTGAGCGCCAAAGGACAGAACACCCCCGTGCAGCGCACCATGAACGACCGGGGCTACAAGCAGCTGAACGAGCAGTTCCAGCGGGAGAGCCTGCTGTACGCCGCCAAGCTGGCCTGCGCCAGCACCGGCAAGAAGGCCCCCGAGAGCTGGGAGGAGTTCAAGCGCAATGGCGGTGAGTATTACGGCAACGCCCGGTTTTACGCCGTGCTGCAGGGCATCTGGCAGGAGGTCATCATCCCCATTCTGCCCGCCGTGTACTCCGAGGCGCTGAGCGACTTCGCCGAGACCGTGGAGATCGAGCTGGGCCAGACCTACGCCGTGAGCATCGGCAGCAACGACATCCCCGTTTTCCAGGACTCCAGCTGGGGCGCCAGCCGCAGCGTGCCGCGTAACCGCTTCTATTCCCGCGATTACACGCTGAACCCCACCCCCAAGAGCTGCTGGATCACTGCCAAGTGGATGCAGCTGGTGGGCACGAACATGGACTTCGGCGTTTTCTTCGCCAACATGGTGGCGGGTATGTACGCCAAGACCATGGGTATGTGGAACGAGGCCATGACCACCGCCACGGAGGACACCAGCCTGATCCCCACCAACCTGAACTTCACCTTCAACAACCAGAACTGGGTGAAGGGCGCCAACAAGATCGCCGCGCTGAACAACACCACCATCTCCGACGTGTTTGCTACCGGCGGCACCGTGGCTCTGAGCAAGGTGCTGCCCAACACCGTGACCGGCTCCACCAACGTGAACATGGATGCCGCTATCGCCACGCTGCTGGGCGCCGACTACACCAAGGCCGGCTACCTGGGCCAGTTCATGGCGGTGCGCCTGATGCCCATGCGGGACGTTATCATCCCCGGCACCCAGAACACCACCGTGGAGACCATGCTCAGCGAGAACGACATCTGGATGCTGGCCGGCAACGGCAGAAAGCCGCTGACCATCGGCTACACCAGCGGCACGCCTATCTCTATCGAGATGGATCCCACCCGCACCGGAGATTTCGAGATCGGCCTGAACCTGACCATCGCTCTGGACTCTGTGGCCACGTTCGCGTCCAAGATCGCGCACTTCACCGTGTAAGGAAAACCAAACGGGGGGAAGGGGCAAAGCCCCTCCCCCGGATATGCGGATTTAGTTTAACCGGGAAAACGGCGGTCTCCAAAACCGCAGTTCGGGGTTCGAGTCCTCGCGTCCGTGCCAAAAGCGGTGGACACTACCGTTGGGCAATGGCATAGCGCCGCTCTGAAAGTGTGTTAGCATTGGCGCTTTATCCGTGCATTGAGCGCCTAAAAGTAACACGGTTGCCGGTAAACGTGCCGCCCGTCCGGCGTAAAAGGCGGTTTGGAAAACAATTCCCGCGAGCCGAAAGGCACAGGGAGTTTATAGGGGCGCAAGCCCCATACGGAAATGTAGCTCAGTTGGCAGAGCATCTGACTGTTAATCAGAGGGGCGCAGGTTCAAGCCCTGCCGTTTCCGCCATAAGGATGTGCGGCAAAGCCGCGGGTATGCAATGCGCCGACGTGTAAACGGGGCAGCGGCGGGAGCCTTGACGCATTGCGGCAGATAGAAACAGACCATGAAAGGAATCTGAAAGGAGCAGAAAACATGGGAAAGCAGAGAAAAAGCGGAAACAGACTGGCCGCACAGATCGCGGCGGAGGAGAGCGAGGACGACCAGGTGATGCTGGCGGCCCAGCAGAGCACGGACACGCCTGACGAAAGCAGCGCCGTGAACGCGCCGGCGCAGGAAAATGTGCAGGACGCGGCTGATCCTGCGGAAACGCCCGCCGCGCCGGTTACGTACACCGCCGAGCAGGTGCAGCAGATGATGCAGGAGGCAGCTGCCAAGGCGGTGGCGGAAGCGCTGAAGAACATCCCCCAGCAGGCCGCGCCGCAGATCGTGCAGGTGAGCACCAGCGCGGAGCAGGTGCACTTCCTGTGGATGGCGCCGGTGGCGGACGACAACGTGGTGCAGTTCGGCGACGGCGGAATGTACGGCAACATCGTGGGCAAGACGGGAAGCTTTTATGTGCCGAAGCCGGATCTGAGCCGCATATTGACGGAGATGAACCGCCGGTTCATGGCGCAGCGGTGGCTGCTGGTGGTAAGCGGACTGACGGACGAGGAGCGCGAGGCGCTGGGCGTGGACTACAAGAGCGGTGAAGTGCTGGACAAGAAAGCCTTTGCCAAGCTGGTGGAGCTGGGGGACGAGCTGCTGAACATCTACCCGGCGCTGTGCGAGGGACACAAGGTGATGGCGGCGCAGATGTACGCCGACGCCTACCGACAGGGCAGCCGGTATGTGACGCGGGAGCGCACGGTGAAGCTGAACGCGCTGAGCAAGCGCAAGGGGCACGAGAAAGGCGACTTCATCACCATTATCGAGGACATGAACGAGAAGGACGCCAAGTAAAAAAGTCCTTGACCGTATAAGCGGAAGGAGGGAACAGCCATGATGCAGGGCGATGCCTATTCGCTGCCCATCGTACTGCGGCAGGGGGAACTGCTGATAACGCCGGAGATGGTGCTGCGGCTGGAGATCACCATAGGGAACCTGACGAGGACGTACCCCGGCGTGGTGCGCTACGACGAGGAGAACGGACAGTGGCTATTCCCGCTGACGCAGGAGCAGACCTTCGCCTTTAAGGCCGGGAGAACGCCTCCGGTACAGGCGAGGATAAAATTCAACGACGAGAGTGTGGTGGGGGCGAAGGGAAAGACCATATACGTCTCCGCAAGCCGGTCCAAAGGGGTGATGTAAATGGCGCTGCAGCAGTTCGCGGCGGAACAGAAGAAGAACGCCAACGCCAGCACCGCCCCGGTGGGGCAGCCCGTGGTGGAGATAGAAATACGGGATGTAGTGATACAGACCGGGGGAGAGATCATCCCCACCTACGAGGGCGAATATGAGGTAACACCACGGGTGGACGAGCCTGTTGTGCTGCATACAAAAGCCAAACGCATGAACGACGACGTGACGGTGAAGAAAATACCCCAGTACGAAGTCAGCAATGCCGCCGGCGGAAAAACTTTAACGATAGGAGATGTGGAGTATGGCTAATCAGTACATCAACAAAGTAATTCTGAACGGTCAGGTGAAAATCGATCTGACCGCCGACAGCGTGGTGCCCGCCAAACTGCTCAAGGGCATTACTGCCCACGACAAGACGGGTGCGACCATCACTGGTACGTGTACCTTTGATGCGGATACCTCCGGCGCTACCGCGTCCGCTGCGGAGATCCTGCTGGGCAAGACCGCATTTGTGAAGGGCGCGGAAGTCACCGGTACGATGCCCAACAACGGCGCTGTGGCGGGCAACATCACCACCAAGGCGCAGGTGTATACCGTGCCCCTGGGCTTCCACGACGGAAGCGGAACCGTGCAGATCGCCGAGGCGGAGCAGGCCAAGCTCATCGCCACCAACATCCGCGAGGGTGTGACCATTCTGGGCGTGGAGGGCACCATGTCCGGCAGCGAGGACATGAAGGCACAGGCCAAGACTGTGACCCCCACCTTTGCCAGCCAGGAGGTCCTGCCCGACGAGGGGTACAACTGCCTGTCCAGCGTGACGGTGAACGCTATCCCCGTGAGCGAGACGGACAACGAGGCCGGCGGCGTGACGCTGACCATCGGCGCCTGAAAAGCGGAGGAAACGAGGTAAAAGGGCGATGGCGAAAAACGTAAACAAGGTCGTGGTGGACGGCGCGGTGAAGCTGGACCTGTCAAAGGACAGCGTGACGGCCAACACACTGGCGAAAGGCGCTACCGCCCACGACAAAAGAGGGGCACCCATCGTAGGAACGATGACAACGCCGCAGATCAGTGTGGCGGGCAGCGTGATGACGATAGCCTGACGGAGAGGAACAAAACGCATGGCGAGAGATGTAAAGATCAACGGCGTGACCTATACGGGCGTCTCCGTCGTGCAGGTGCCGCTGGCCGAGGGAGGCGCGGCACGGTTCATGCAAGTCAATGGTGCGCCCGGAGCGCTGGAAAAGTGGAAAGCGGGGCTGAAGATAAACAACTCCACCTACCCGAACATCGGGCAGATGCGCTTCCCACTGGCGGAGGGTGAAGGCTACGCCCTGTATTTGTACGGAAACGGAGACTGGGAGGCGACCTACCGGGTGGCTCCCGGCTCCGTGGTACAGGTGGGAGACTTTGTAAAGATCACGAAAGGGCTATTCCCTTCGGCGACACTGTATCCGTCGGAAAGCCTGTATCCACAGGCGGAAAAGGCGGGACTGATGCCCAGCAGCAATCTGTACCCCGGCAGGAGCACATACCCCAGCAACGCGCCGCTGGTGGAGGGGCTGGGCGGAAATTCGACCGGCGCGGACGGCGTGGCACTGACGGACGGCACGGCGGGAGAACTGATAACGATCTATATTCCGGCATAAGGAGGGGAGAACATGGGGACGAAGTGGAGCGAGGTCATATCGAACCACGCGATGGTGGCCATCGACGACGTGCGCTTGCAGGAGGAGGCAGCCAACGACCCGGCGGCGTTCCTGCGGAGGATGAGCCTGTATATGGTGAACGCCATCCCCCTATTCTCCCTGCCGGTGCAGATGAGAGCGTATTTGAGTGAGGGACTGGTACAGCCCAGCTACGGCGACTACTACTGGACCAGCAGCGAGGACAGTCTGGTGGGAGAAACGGAAGTGGACACCGGAATGGTGGGCTACGAGCTATTTTCCTGCGCCATTGTGGAGCAGGATGTGACGGGCGGCATGACGGCGGTGCCGTACACCGGGGCAAGCTACAACGCCGAAACAGGCGTGGTGACGTTCCCCATACAAGACATGGCGGGAATAAACTACACGCTGGACTTTTACACAGACGGTGAATTTGGTCACGAGCTGACAATGGAGCAGAAGCGGATACTGGGACTGTGCGTGGCAAGCGTATGGGACGAGCGGTTTTTCCGCAACTGGCTGAACGACCAAATGAAGATAAAAGACGCGAGCTTTGACACGGTGAACGAGGGCACCTATATGAAGGAGGGCGCCGCGAAGCAGGAGAAGAACCGGGCAAGGCTGATGGACGAGATGCACAAGTATGAGCAGGACTGTACATTCCTGAACACGGTGCAGAGAGGCCGGGGCGGGTACGGACGATACCAGTTTCTGTGAAACGGGGAGGTGACGGGCGATGGCGGACGTAAAGAATAATCTTGGCAATATCGCCGCGATGGCGGAGAGACCGCAGGCGACCACCAACCGCCCCGCACAGTACAACGACCGGCGCAACCCCTACTTTGGAGATCCGACGGCGCGATTCGTGCAGGCATACGGCAAATACGCCAGCGACTACACCGCGTGCCGGGTGCAGGGGCTGGACAGCGACCCCAACAACTTCTACGAGTGGAGCGAACAGCTGGTACGCTTTGCCGATGCGCGGAAGAAGGGCAACGCCATAGACCGGCCCATAGACAACTATAAGGAAATCCTGTTTGTAGACCGGCGCATCGAATATGTGCCGGAGGGCGCAAAAATGGAGACAATGGGCTCCACATGGCTGGTGACGAACCCGGCCAACATATCCTCTGCCGTGGGCGGGGGCATCATAAGGCGGTGCAACGCCACATGGAACCATCTGGATTGGTACGGCAACGTGCTGAAGGAACCGATGGTGGTGGAAAACGTGAAGCTGAACGCCAACGCCAACGACTTTCAGGAGACCATGCTCATCATGCAGGGGTACTTCAACATTACCATACAGCGTAACGGCGAAACGGAAAACCTGGATGTGAACAGCCGCCTGATCCTGGGGCGGATGGCGTATCAGATCACCGGCTACGCGGACGTGGCGCAGGAGTTCACCGGGGACGACGAGAGCTGCCGGCTGCTGCGGTTTACGGCGCGGATGACGGAGCCGGATAGGGAGAAGGACGACCTGCTGCGCCGGGTGGCCAACGCCTATCCCTTCACCTGGGAGGTGAACGTGAGCGGCAGGGCAGCCATGAGCACGGGAGAAAATGCAAAGTTTACCGCCGCATCCCTGCGAAACGGAGAGGCGGCGGACGGAGACACAGAACACCCCACCCGCTATCTGTGGTACAGCAGCGACGAGAGCGTATGCCGGGTGGACCCCACGGGAAACGTAACGGCGGTGGGCGAGGGAGAGTGCACCATCACGGCGGTGCTGGTGCAGAACGAGGAGCACTACGGCACCTATGCCGTGACGGTGGCAGAGAGCGTAAGCGGCGTACACTGGCAGACGGATCCGGTGGAGAGACTGGAAGCCTACGGCAAGACCGTGCTGACGGCCATATACACCGAGAACGGCGCGGAGACCGGAGACGCGGTGGAATGGACTTTCACCGGGGCGGCGGAGGACAGCTACACCGCAGAGGTGGACGGCAGCACCGCCACCGTGTACTGCTGGGGCGGGAGCGTGAAGCCTTTGACGGTGACTGCCGCCTGTAAGGGAAAGAGCGTGAGCACGGACATCACACTGGAGGGGTGGTAAGAACGATGGCAAAGCCGATATGTGAGCACGCCTACCGGAAGGTGGGGGAGATCATCATACGGTGCAGGAAGCAGACGGGAGAGCACGACTTCTGCTGCTACCAGTACCACTGCCCGGACAGCGGACGGTACGAAAACGCGGCGCAGTGGCGGAACTGCTCACTGCGCTGTAAGGAGAAAAAGTAAATACGTGAGGGAATTTCCATTATGAATCTGAAAGGAGCAGGAGAGATGGAAAACAGCATTAAAGAGCGCAAGCCCATTACCATGAAGGAGGTATTCGCCAAGGCTAACGCTTATGTGCCGCTGATGGAGAAGGCGGCCATCGTGAGCCACTGCGCGGAGAGGTGCATCGACCGGGTGGTGGTGAATACCGGGGAGCGCTTCCGGGGCGATGTGCCGCCCATGTACCGGGAGAACGGACAGCGGAAACGGCGCTACCTGCTGGGCATACTGGCACGGGCGTATCTGCGGCTGGACTTCGACGGCTGCGAGGAGGACAAGTGGCTGATGAGCGCCGACGATTACGATCTGGTGGGCGGGGTGCAGCTGGTCAACCAGATAGACAGGATGAAGAAGCAGAGCGACGCCCTGCGGGACAAGGCGTATGACCTGCTGGCGGATTACCGGGACCTGGAGAAGATGCTGAACACGGAGATCAACGCCAATTTGGCGGTGATGAACGATGTGGTGGCGCGGATGGCCATGAGCAGCGCGGCGGCCATGACGCCGGAGAGCATGAAGGAGCTGGTGGAGCTGGCGGAGCAGGTGCAAAAGGGCACAAAGTGATATTCAAAACGCAACGAAAGTAAAAGTTGCAAAAATATCAAAAACGCAACGAAAACTGTAATGTTTCATGTGAAACAATTAGAAAAACGGAAAGCGGGGTGCTTGCCGTGGGGCAGAAAATGGATCTTGAAGGTAAAAGGTTCGGAAAGCTTACGGTGTTGGCGTTTGCGGGCAAAAGCGGGTGTGGACACAACTTATGGAAATGCAGCTGTGATTGTGGCAAAGAAACCATCGTGACGGTTGGGCACCTTAGAAGCGGGCACACAAAAAGCTGCGGATGTGGATTGAGAGAGTCTGCTTCAAAAAGCCATAAGACGCACGGATTGGCGGGGACGAGACTGTATAGCATTTGGTCGAACATTAAATGGCGATGTGAAAGCCCGAAAGCTATAAATTATGAGCGTTACGGAGGAAGAGGCATAACGGTATGTGAGGAATGGAAAAGGAGCTTTGAGCCTTTCAAAGAGTGGGCTTTCGCCAATGGTTACAAAGAAGACTTGACTATCGAGCGAAAAGACAACAACGCTGGATATTCCCCGGAGAACTGCCACTGGGCAACAGCGAAAGAGCAAGGAAATAATAAGCGAAATAATCATCTTATCGAAATAAACGGCGAAATAAAAACGATGGCTCAATGGTGTGAACAGTATGGGAAAACTTATAGTTTGGTAAATCAGAGGATCAACAGATTGGCCTGGCCCCCGTTGGTAGCACTTACTACGCCGAGCAAACAGGAAGGAGGACGTTATGAACGTGCAGTTTGATAGCCCTTATTACCCGTTTGAGCATATTCAGAGCTACGGCACCTTTAAGGGTGCGGAAAAGATACCGAAAAAGATCGTGAACTACCTGCTGGACCTGCCGGACAGGAACGGGTACACGCCCGTGGACGACAACGCAAGACCCCGGGTGCGGCTGATAAAGTACATCTGCTGCGACGGGGCGAACCCACTGGCCCAGCCCCTGCCCACGGCGGAGGAGAAACTGAGCATTGTGTTTGACGGTGAGACGCCGGCGGTGGACACGGAGGAGCAGAAGGCAAAGCACCCCAAGGGGTACAGGCTATTCCCGCTGGAATACTGGGGACAGGCGCAGAGCATGGCGCAGACGGTGGTAAAGGTGTACATCGGGCGGGTGATTCCAAAGACGCCCTTTACGGCGGCGGTGGGAATATACTTCGACATACTGTGCAACTACGGACACGAAACCACCACGCGGACGGACGATTACTCCCGCAGCTATGACATGGAGCAGTGCATCATTGAGGCACTGAACGGCGTGAACATAGGCGGAGCCGGGGTGATGACCTTTGACAGAGGAACACACGCGGACAACGGATCCCACGCCATATACGACCAGGGCATGAATGTGGGACGGCGCGTACACATGAGCCTTGCTTGGGCGGACAGCGACGAAGGAAGCGTCGTGACTACATTCTGAGAGAACGGAGGGCGGCGCAATGGATGAAGTGACTTTTGACCACCGGCTGACGGAGGTGGAGCAGCGGAGCAAAAGCAACACGCACCGCATAAACGAGCTGGCCGAGGAGCAGAAAGCGCTGAACGAACTGGCGACCTCGGTGGCACTGATGACCCGGGAACAAAAGGATATGCGGGATGACCTGTCGGAGGTAAAAAAGGACGTAAAGAGCCTGACGAACCTGCCGGCGAAGCGGTGGAACGACGTGGTGGAAAAACTGGTGTGGCTGGTGCTGGGCGGCGCGGTGACGGCGCTGCTGGTTCAGGCGGGAATCAGCTTATAAGAAAACTGCATAATCAACAAGGTGTTTCGTGAGGGAGGAAAAGAGTTTATATGGCGATCTCACAGAGCATAGAAAGGGCCTGCCGCAGGTACGAGGAAGTACAGGCGGAGGGACTGACGCTGTACCCCATCCTTGTGGAGGAGATGGAGACATTCGAGTTGGCGCGACCGGGCATTGACATCGTGCAGCAGAGCCTCCCTGTGGCGTATGCTGTAATGCCGCTGCTGGCGGCCTACTACAAGATGGAGTACGACGCGATGGGGCGCGAAGAGGAGACAGTGGGGCTGCTGTCAAGGGCGCTTTTGATGCTGGCGCTCTCCCTGCGGCTGGGGAGAGGAAAGCCGTTGGACGAGCGCTTGAAGGCGTTTCGCTGCAAGGTGGACACGAAAGACCCCAGCCGGTTGACGGCGGTGGAGTTCGTGCTGCACGGAGAGGAACTGTGGCGCATTACGCCGGTGCAGTTCCAGTACCTGCGGGAGATCATCGCCGCACAGAACGGAATTGAGCTGACGCCGCCGGAGGCCAACCCGGAGCTGGTGGAAGCGCAGCGGGAGTTGGCTGAGATGAACGGCGGCGCAAAACTGAGCGGAGATGCGTGGGAACGGGTGGCGACGGTGGCCGCGCTGGAACACGCGGAGGAGACGGAAATAGAGTCGTGGCCACTGCTAAAGCTGCAGACAAAAGCAAAAACGTGGCAGCGGATATTGGGGTACATGACCTGCACCATCGCGGAGGCGAGAGGAACACAGTGGAAACGGGGCAACCCGTGGCCGAGCCTGTTTTATGACCGGGTGAGCGACGGAAACACGGCACTGCGGCCCGTGGAGGAAGCGACACGTGGCATGGGACAGGCATAGAGAAGGGAATAGGCCCTGCAAGCGGGCAGGGCAGAACGCCAAGTGGGGCGAAGCCAACGGGAAACCGGGGCTTTGCCTCTATTTTTTATATCAAAAAGGAGTGAAAGCGGAATGATTACTTTTACCGATCCGAGACTGTATACCCGCGGCATCTGCGCCGCGCAGTTCGCCGACATGGAAACGGGTCAGGTCCTGTTGAGCAGCAATAAATTCCAGGAAGGCAACATCAACGTGACCGTGAACAGCGATCCCCTGCGTGCCGGACTGAACAACGGCATTGCCACCATCATCGAGAGCGACCCGGACATCCAGGTGAACTTCACCCAGGCCAACTTCGACCTGCGGACGAAGATGGCGGGCGTGGGCGGCGCTGTGACCTACAACGCTGTGGCCCCGGTGTGCCAGGTGGTGACGGCGAACAGCACCGTGCTGAAGGTGGACGTGACCGACGGCGCCCCTGTGGCGCAGTACGCGATGGCAAAGCCCTACGCCTATGTGCAGGAGACCAAGAAGGCGTCCGGCATCCAGCAGGGCGGCGTCGCCTATGAGATCGCGGCGGACGGCACCATCAGCGGCTTTACCGCGGTAAGCGGCACCGAGTACAAGGTGTGGTACTTCGTGAACAAACTCAGCGCCATGTGCGGCAAGCTGACCACTGGCATGAACGGCAAGGTGGGCCTTTTCACCGCTCAGCTGGCGGTGTACGGCAACGTAAACGCCAAGACCAACGAGGGCACCCGCCAGGGCTGGCTGTACATCAACGTACCGCTGAAGCTGCAGGCGGACACCGCCACCGTGACCGGCAGCCAGAGCAACTACGACACCACGCAGATCGTGGGCCGCGCACTGAGCACGGACGAGAGTGTGATCTCCGACAAGTGCGAGGACTGCGCCGGCGGCACCCTGGGCTGGTACGTGTACGTGCCGGACAACGGCGCTGAGGTAGTGACGGGCATCGTGACCGCAATCGGCGGCGTTATCAACGTTCCCGTCAGCGGCACGGTGCAGGTGAAGCCCCAAGCGGTGCTGGAGAACGGCCAGCTGGCGGTGCTGGATCCTGCCAAGTGCGCCTACAGCCTGAACGGCGCACCCAGCGGCACCACCGTGAACGCAAGCGGACTGATCTCCGCAGGAAGCGTAGCTGGTGACGCAGATCTTAACGTGACCTTCGTGTACGAAGGCACCACGTTTACCGACCAGTGCGCTGTGAGCGTGAAAGAGTCCTGACAAAAAGGGGAGGGGCTTAATCGCCCCTCCCCCGACGGACCGGAGTTGTTAGTGCTTTCTCGACGGACCATTTATAACGCATTAAACGGGATTCAATCGTACTCGAACCTATACCAGTGATTTGGCTCCATTCCGATAGAGTATGACGTTCACCGTTGTATTCGAGATAGAGATTGAACGCTGTGTTGTTGCACTGCTGCTTTTGCGTTCTCCAGCGGCAATTATCTGGAGAATAATCCGCATCGTTATCACGCCGGTCCAAAGTGCAAGTTCCTTTTGGCGCGTTTTCATCATAACCGGTCTGGATGGCCCAGTTATAGAAAGCCTCGAAGTTAGAGCGCCATTCATCACAGATGCCGATCCCGCGCCCTCCGTATCTATGGTAGCACTTCGAGTGTTCATTGTAGCAGCGGTTCTTCATAGAAAGCCATACGCCATAAAGCCGGGTGTGTCGGAGCCCATGTACGGTGCGAATCGCAGGAACCGGGCGGGGGGACTGCTTCAACGATTCCCGCGCAACATCACGTTGATAACACCCGCAGCTTTTTGTACATCCACGCCTGAGACTATGACCGGCGACAATGGTGTGTTTCCCACAATCACACAAGCAGGACCAATAAGAATCGCGGGCGGAACTGTCGTAGTGGTCGCAAGATTCAACGACCAAACGCCCAAACCTTTGGCCGGTTAAATCTTGGCGAGGCTTACCTCGATATGGGTGGCTTTCCCGCTTCTTACAACCGCAAGATGTGCGTTCTCCGCCAAGAAGCGCAGATTCTCGTACAACGACCTCTTTCCCGCAGTCGCATACGCAGCGCCATCCACGGCGACCACCTTGGCATTTTTCAAAAGCGATAGGGGACAGACGTCCGAATTTCTGCCCAAGCAAGTTATTTTCAATAGATTCCATGTATAAAACCTCCGATAGTTATACCTGCAATAATAATACCACAAAACAAAAAGGAAAGCAACAAAAAATGGGAACGAGAACGCAAGTTTTGCGGGTTGGTTCTTGCAGTTTGTTGATAAAGAGGGGAGGCGAGGCGGATGGCGAGACTGGTGGGGCAGTTCAGCGGATTTGAGCAGGACATGGCCGCGCTGGAAAAGCAGGTGAAGGACGCCTTCCGCGCGTCGCGCCCCGCGCTGGCGGAGGAGATGCGGCAATGCCTGCGGGAGCACGTGGTAGAGGACGTATACGACAAACTGGTGCCGGAGGAGTATGTGCGCCGACGGGGCACGAAGGGATTGGCGGATATGAACGCCAGCGCCACGGTGTACTCCGACGAGCGGGACGGCGGCATGAACCTGACGCTGCTGTATCACCCCAGCGGCGCCACGGACGGCAACGGAGAGCCCATAGACCCCCATGTGGATGGGGACGACCTGGTGAACCGGATCGAGAAAAACGACCCCGCGTACAACTGGGGCAGACGGCCAAAGAACAGGCCCTTTTTCCGCAACTTCGTGGAGGAGATGCTGGACGGCAGGGCGGAAGAAACACTGGTGCGGGCCATGAACGGAGCGGACCCCACACTGGAGCTGGCGGAAGATACCGGGATGATACGGGAAGAGGACGATTGGGATTAATCTTCCGGGTCTGCGTAGCGCCAGTGGTAGCCGTAGGCCACATTCCGCTTACCACGGCACACGGAACCAATATGGCAGTGATTTTTCAGCCCAAGGAACTCCGCCGCCTCGGCGGCACACTCGAAAACCTGACCGGTTTCAACCAACACAACGCGGGGCGCACGCTTCCGCGCAGCACGAGAATCCCCGGCACACATTTTGGCCCTTTCCGCAGGGTCCTGCCAACGGGCAAGAGATTTCTGCCTGATAGTTTCCCGGTACTCGTCATTCAACCATTCCGCGCGCTTAGCTGCAATTTTCTCACGATATTCCTCGGACTGCCAGTTCTTTTTAGAACTTTCAGATAACAGAACGCGGGTAGATGGGCGTTGCAGAGAAGCGGCAATAGCCGCGCAGCGTTTAGCTTTCTTCTCGGGGTCACGAGCGCCGTCCTGCATACGGCGTAAGGATTCATCGCGGAAAGCGGGGTCGTTCCAATTCCGCTGACCAGCGGCGGACAATTTGGCTCGGTATTCGGGAGTAGTCATAGTCTCGTGCATACGAGCCAAGCGAAACTCGCGGTGAACAGGGTCTGCCCAATACGCCTTAGTAATTTCTGATTTGGATTGTACTGCGCTTTCGGGCATCGAAAACCCCCGGCAACCGCCGCCCCCTACGGTGCGGTTATAGCCGTTACGATATGAGTCTTTTCTATTGATCCACTCAATTTCCTTTTGATCAAGTTCTTCCACAGGGCACTCTTCAAGGACTACCCATTCAAAGGCATCGGCACCGTACTTTCTCCATGCGCGAAGCAAGTGGATGGAATCACGAGCGCCCCGCGAAAGCAAACTCCGGTGAGCGTTCCAACGCATACGGATGTTTGCCGCCTGACCCACATACCACTTGTCATTGACGAGGTTGTGGATGCCATAGATGCCGCTGCTCATAGTTTCTCCTCATGGTAAGCCCAGCCGAGATACTTCCCGGAACGAGAGTAAATGGCGTAGGCGTTCGGGGGAATTGTCACACCGGGAGGCGGAGGACCGCGGCGCCCAGCGGGTGCAGGACGTTCGGGAGATGAATTGGCGGCTGTGTGCATACCGGCAGCCACCGCGGGATCGCCGCCAGACAAGGCCATGCTTTCAAAGAAATCCATGAGATCACCCCTTTGCGGCAACGGATTTTTTCAACAGGAAGATGATGAGGTTAGACAGGGAACGCCCCTCATTAGCGGCGCGGAGTTCCAATTTCTCCCGCAAGTCAGAGGGGATGCGGAACGTGTAAGACTCGGTTTTCTCAGACACAAAAATCACTTCCTTTCACCTGAAATTATACCACAAATATAAAGACAATGCAAGACAAAACGGAGGTAGCGTATGGCGATTTTTAAGGTAACGGCAAAGCCCGACTTTACTGAACTGAAAAGCGCGATCTCCGGGCTGGAGTCTACACCCATAAAGATCGACATAGACACTACGCCGGTCATAGCAAAGATAAAAGCCACATCGCAAAACCTCTCCAAGATGACGCAGACCTTCGATGGTGGCGGACAGCTGACGGGAGCTGTGCAGCAGTACAACAGCAAACTTGGCGAAACGGTACAGGTTACGCGGCGGCTGAACAAGGAAACCGGAAATCTGGAAGTCACGCAGGAGAAAGTCACCCAGAACTACGAAAAGGTGGCGAAGGCTGCTGAACGTGCCGCACAGGTACAGGCAAAAGCACAGGAGGCGGCACAGAAAGCGCAGGACGCTGAAGCGAACAGAGCCGCAGCGGAAGCGCAGAAGATACAGAACGTTCTCGGTTCAATGGGAACCAACATCGGAACGTTCAGCGGCAATGCGGCGGAGGCCAAGGAGTGGATAGCGTCGCTGGATGGGATGTCCGGGGCGACGGTAAAGGCGACCGGCAACGTGCGGAACGCGGCGGGCGTATTCCAGACCTATTCTGCGGCGGTAGACGGAGCCAAAGGCACGACTGACAACTTCACCTTTGCCATCAATGAGAGCACCGGAGAGGTGTACAAACTGGCGAACGGCGCGGTGGATGCCGCAAAAAAGAACTCGCTGCTGGGCGACAGTATTGGCAGAGTCATGCTGAAAATGGCCGCGTGGCAGATATTCGGCGACATGATCTCCAAGGTGATTGGATCTTTTCGCGAGGCGATAAATACCCTCAAGGACGTTGATACGGAAATGGTCAACGTGCAGAAGGTCACGGACTACTCCAACACGCAGATGAAGGAGCTGGAGGAGAACGCTTACAGTCTCGCCAGCGCATACGGCAGGACGGCGGATGAGATAACCGCCATGTACACCACCTTCGCTCGTGCGGGTTATCTGGATGACCAGTTGGACAGCATGGCGGAGCTGGGCACTCTGCTGGCAAACATCGGTGATATTTCGCAGGACACCGCCGCAAAGTTCCTGCTTGCGGTAGACGCGGCGTGGAAACTGAACGGCAGCGAAAGCGAATTGATGACCGTCATGGACGGCCTGAACGAGATCACCAACAAAAACGCCGTGGACATGGAAGCGCTGACCAGCGGTATCACCGTGGCTGGCAGCGTGTTTGCGGAAGCCGGTGAGTCCGTGCAGACGTTCTCTGCACTGGTGGGCGCAGGTGTTGCGGCCACGCAGCGCAGCGGCTCGGAGATATCCCGCGGCCTGCGTACCATCGTGATGAACATTCGCCAGATCAAGGGCGAGACCGAGGACGGAGAGCTGGTAGATGGCGAGAGCATCGCAAAGGCGTCCAATGCCCTGCGAGAGTACGCCGGTATCAGCACGATGGCGAACGGGCAGCTCCGCGAGTCCTCTGCGGTGTTGAGTGACCTTGCAGGGAAGTGGGACACGCTGGACACGGTGGCGCAGTCGGCGATAGCCGAGGCACTGGCCGGAAAGCGACAGGCCAACATCCTGACCGCCCTGATGGGAAATTGGGGTGTCGTTGAAAAAATGATGCAGGACTACGCCGACGGCGCTGGCTCTGCGTTGAGAGAAAACGAGATTTATCTGGATAGCTGGGAGGCCAAGAGCAAGCAGCTTACCGCAAGCTGGACGGAGTTCATCAGCCATCTGGTGGAGACGGACACCATAAAGGGTGCGCTGGACGGCGTGATCGGGCTGGTGGAGATGCTGGACACGGACTTCGGGCGTGCTGTGGTGACGGCGGGTGCTGTGTCTGCAGCACTGGTAGGTGTCGTTGCGGCGATCAACGCCATAAAAAAAGCGGCGACGGCACTTAGCTTGGGATCGCTGAACCCGTGGGTGCTGGGCATTATGGCCGCGGGCGCGGCAATAGGGGTTGTGCTGGAAGTTGTGAAGGCGTCGCAAAAGTCTATCGCCGATTTTGATGCAGAGATCGCGGATGCCAACGACAAGCTTCAAACCAACAAGACTCGGCTGGAAGAAATCAACGCAATGCCGTGGAACGAGCGGACAAGCGAAATCTTAAATGAAAAGGCCGCTCTTAAAAAAGAAAATGAGGAGCTTGAAAAGCAACTTGATTTGCTTGATGAGGAGCGCAAGAAAAAGGCCGACAAGGAAACGGGCGACAACTTCATATTCCATACTGGCGAATATAAGACAGAGGAAGAATTTGTTGGCACAGTAACTCCGGTCACTGTAACCACCGAGATTACGCGGTCTGGCGAAAATGCGTATAAGGTTGCGACAGAGCAGTTGAAGGCGTTTGCCAATCAGCTTGATAAAACAGGTGAAATAGCCGACGAGCAACGTGCGCATTTTGACAGCATGAACGCCGAAATTGCCACACAGGTCGAATGGCTGCGCGTACTCGAGGCGAATGGCGAATCGCTGACCGACGAGCAGAAAAATATGATTGCGGCCTATGAGGAACTGCAACAGGCGTTTGACCGTGCGGTCAATGGCCAAGAGCTGCTTGTTGAGGCATACAACAAGGTGGCGCAATCTACCGCGCTTACAGAAAGCGAGTATCAGCGGCTAATCAGCCTATACCCGCAACTGGCGTCTGCGGCGACACAGACGGCTGATGGGTACATTATCCAAAAGACGGCTCTTGAGAATTTGATGTCGGCCGAGGTCAGGCAGCAAGCCGAATCGCAAAGGGTGGTAAATGGACTGCTGGCCGAGGCACAGCAGGCAGGGTATACGGGTAAAGCGCTGTACGACCTGGTGGCGGCACAGATCACGGCAAGCAAGACAAACCTAAATTTCAGTCAGCAGATTGCCGCCCTGCAAGCCCTTGGTTATCAAGCGGGGCTTACCGCCGCCCAGATGAATGCCGTGTTTGGCACGAACATGAGTTCTGCCGACCAAGTGCGAAATCGTGAACGCACGATTCAGGCGTATATGCAGCAGGGAATGGGCCGCAAGCAAGCTGAGGCCAAGTACCTGTCTGAGATGCAACGGTATTTGTCTTGGTCTATTGGCAATACGACGAGCAAAGTGACGTCTGGCGGTGGTGGCTACGGCGGCGGGTCCTCCGGCAGCAGCGCGGCGAAAAAGAAGTATCAGGACGAGATCGACGCGCTGGAAAAGCAGCGGGACGCGGAGCTGGCGGCCATAGACGCGCAAATCAATGCCTTGAAGAAGCAGAACGAGGAGATAGACCGGGCCGAGAAGCTGGAGGAGCTGCGGCTGGAGGTCATGCGGAAGCAGGACGCGCTGCTGAACGCCCGGAACGAGCGCACGGTGCGGATGTACAACGCCGAGTCCGGGCAGTGGGAGTGGATCGCGGACCCGGAGAAGGTGAAGCAGGCCGAGGAGGACCTTGCGGACGCGAAGAAGGACCTGCGGGACTATGAGAGGGAGATGGAACTGGACCTCGCCATTGAGGAGCTGGAGGCGAGGAAGAAGGCCATCGAGGCGGCGTACCAGCTGAAAATTGACGCGCTGGAGGAATACATCAACGCGCTGAGAGAGACGGTTGAGCAGGAAAAAATAATACTGGAGGACGAAGTAGCGGCCAATGAGAAGGCGGCGGCCAAAATCGCGGCAGCGCGGGCGGCAGCCGCTGCGGGTGCCGTGGGCGGCGCTGCGGCAGGAGCGTTGGGCGGCGGAAGTGAGAAATCCCCAGCGGCGGACAGCGCCCTGTCGGGAGTGATCGCCGGGGCGATAGGCGGATCGGTAGGCAAATCCAGCGTCGTGTCAGGAAGCATTATCGGCGCCGTCAGCGGGGGACGGAAGAAAAAGTACGACAGCGGCGGTGTGCTGCACGGGCTGGGCGGCATAAAGGCCACGGTGGACGACGAGATGGTGCTGCCGCCCGACGTGACGGCGAAGATGCTGAAGCCGTCGGCGGATGCGCGGTTCCGGGCCAGGGTAAACGAGCTGGGCGGATTGTACGGCGAGACGCCGGTGAGTCACAGTGTGGCGGGGAGCAGCGATAACCGCAGCTACAGCGACCACAGCGGGCCAACCTACAACGTGAAGGGCATCACGCTGACGGAGCAGCAGGCGGAGCACCTGACGGTGGCGCAGATGTGCCGGATGGCACACAACGTGAAGCCCTACGGAGGATAAAAGCATGGACGAGAACGCAAAGACGCTGGCGGAGCTGGCAAAGCGGTTGTGGGACAACTTTTATGTGCGGCGGGTGCGGGAGACGCAGACGGATATGGTGCGGCAGTACCGGGCGCAGGTGACGACCGCGGCGGCAGACGGGAAAATCGGCGTAAAACGACCCTTTGACGAGACGGAGAGCTTTCTCCCCTATGTGAGCACGATGGCGGCGGCCCCGGTGGGGGCGCAGGTGGTGGTGCTGGTATTCGGCGAGGGGAAGAACGCTGGGAACCACATGGTTTTCATGTATGTGGACGGACGGAATATGTGAGAAAGGACGGCTGGACTATGGCGAAAAAGACGCGGCACATTCTGGTGATGAAAAGCGGCAGAGAGATACCGATAACGGGCATCACGGGACGGTACTACATCACCCGCGAGAGCCAGTACCGCAAGGGAAACCCGGATATACGGAAGATCAGGGCGGCCACGGACGAGGAGTGCGACGCGCTGACGGCGGCGGAGGACAGGAAGAAGCGTAAGCGCGGCTGAACGGAGGGCACGTGCCATGACGGAGCAGGAGAAATATCTGGCGTACCTGAGAGCGCTGAAGGGCCGGTTTCAGAAGCTGTGCCGGCTGCGCTTTCTGAACCCGGACGGGAGCACGGCGTTCTTCGTGGACAATAACCCGCGAAATAAGTACAGCGGCGCCTTTGTTGCGGACGGGGCGCTGACGGTAAATTTGCAAAACGGGGTAAGGCGAACGGCCAGCGTGACGCTGGCGAACGTGGCCGGCGCGTTCGACTACAACGTGAACCACCTGTGGTTCGGGCAGGAGATCGCACTGGACGAGGGGCTGGTGCTGCCAAACGGCGAGGACTACTACATACAGCAGGGCGTTTTCCTGATACAGAGTCCGCAGGAAACGGTGGAATCGGGACGGCGGCTGATGCAGTACGAGCTGGTGGACAAGTGGGCCAATCTGGACGGGACGCTGTGGGGCAAGCTGGAGGGCACCTATAAGGGAAAGCTGAACGTGAACATCTTTCAGCAGATCAACGCCCTGCTGCAGGACGACAAGGGAAACGGGCGGAAGGTAGACCCCATCCCCCCGGTGTACACGGAGTATTACAACGGCAAGAAGCAGAAGCTGACGGACGGAACCGAAGTAAATTTGGTGGACGCGCCGTACACGTTGGAGGTGGATCCGGGAAGCGGCACATACGCGGAGGTGATACTGGGCTTTGCGGAGATGCTGAACGCATGGATCGGCTACGACGCCACGGGGCGGCTGCGGATAGACCCCAGCCAGGACGACCTGCTGGACAGCGAAAAACCCATCAGTTACGCCTTCTCGATGGGGGAGGCGACGCTGCTGGGCATGACGTACACGGCGCAAAACACCGAGGTGTACAACGACTACATCGTGCTGGGGGCGGCGCTGGACGACAACAGCCAGCCGGGGGCGAGAGCCACCAACAACGACCCCATGAGCGATACCAACGTGCAGCTGATAGGCCGCAAGACGGTGTGGACAGAGGAGGACGGCTACGCAACGGAGACCATGTGCCGGGACAGGGCAGAGTGGGAGCTGAAGCGGTCCACGGTGCTGCAGAAAAGCGTGGACATCAGCTGCGGGCAGATCTTCCACATAGTCGAAAATACAATTATTACGGTAGCGAGAAATGATAAGGCGGGAAACCCGGTAGAAAGGCACCTCGTTACCGGGTTTACTCGGCCCCTCATCGGAAGCGGTGAAATGACAATTAGCGCGACTTCGATTTATGACTTCCCGAACGCGACGGTGACGGTGTGGCCGCTGAAAACGGAGACAAAGACATAAACGGAAGGAGGGAAGGACGATATGGCACTTTTCATGCCGACGAATATCACGCCCTCCACGCTGGGAGCGCTGGGCAACGGGACGGTGGATGCAAGCCAAAACATGACCGTGACCTGGCAGGTGGACGGACAGAACGCCATGACGGCGTTTGAGATAAAAATTCTGGCCAACACGGCGGAGAGCGCACAGCTGTACGACTCGGGAAAACGGACAGACAACTGCCCCTTTTACGGGCGGAACGCCAAGGGCGATGTGGTGTTTTTCAGCTACACGATCACCGCGGCGGCGCTGGCTGCGGCGGGAATCACCAACGGGAACAGCTATAAGCTGCTCATCACTCAGTGGTGGACGGACGCGGACAGCGTGACGCAGCAGAGCGCATCGGTATTCGTGTGCCGGAGCGCACCGGTGCTGACCATCAACGACTTTACGAAGCCGGTGGCGGCAAAGGAGATGACGTGGACGGCCAGCTATTCGCAGGCGCAGGGCGACCCCATTATCTGGGCGCGGTGGCAGCTTGCGCCGGCAATGGACACGGAGGACGTGCTGTACGACACGGGCAACGTGGCGACGGCGCAGCTGGCGTTTTACTACGACGGCTTATTCACCGGGCAGGAATACGCCGTTCGGTGCCGGGTGGAGACCAGCAACGGTGTGGTGGCAGACACGGGCTGGGTACAGTTCGCGGTGCAATACAGCGCCAGCAATTATACCGGCGCGGTGGTGACGTGCGTAAAGCGGAAGCAAAGCGGCGTGCTGGTGTCGTGGCCGGGCGCCTACGACATACCGGGCACGGCGGAGGGCGAATACACCATCCGAAACGGGGAGCTGAACCTGAGCGCCGGATCCACGGTGACATGGGACACGGTGACGGGCGAAGCGATGGCGCTGACGACGCCCATAAGCATCGTATGGAAGGGAACGGTCAAGGCGCTGCCGGCGACGCTATTCAACATGACCGGCGCGGACGGAAAGGCGCTGACGGTGACGGTGAGCACAACGGCGGTGCGGGCTATGCAGGGCGGCGCGGAGATAGGCCGGGTGAACGCTGCCTTTGCCCCGGAGGACGAGCTGACGGTGGCGCTGACGGGCGGAAAACTGTATGTGCGGCGGCGGTATGAGCGGGGACTATTCCCGGCGGAGAGTCTGAAACCGTCGGTGCGGCTATTCCCACGGGCCAGCCAGTTCTCGGTGCTGAAATACATGGCGGACGCGGTGATAGCGGACATGACCGTGGTGAACGTGAAGCTGGTGGGCGCACAGGTGTGCGACTACCTGTGGATAGAGGAGGGCGAGCTGACGGACACGGTGGTGGCGGCGCTGATGAGCACAGCGGGGTACACACCGGAGTTTGGCGACAGGACGCTGCTGCTGGCGGACTTCGCCACAGACCTGCGGGGCGGCAACATCGTGGCGGAGGAGCCGCTGACGGGTTGGGCCGTATACCGCAGGGAGGAGGGCGCAGCGTCGCTGGTGCACGTGGCGGACGTAGGGTACGCGGAGCGCAGCGTGATCGACTGCGCGGCGGCCTCGCAGGGAACGTACACCTACTACGTATTCGGCGTGGGGGAGAGATCCTTTGTGACCACGGCGCTGCCCAGCCAGCCGGTGACGGTGTGCCTGTGGGACTGGACGATACTCTCCTGCGCGGAGGACGGCGACAACGTATACCGGGTGGAGGAGCTATTCCGGTTCAGCCTGAACGTGGAGAGCGGGACGGTGAGCAACAACAACCGGCCGACGCTGCTGGAAAACTTCACCCGATACCCCACGGTGCAGATGGTGCCGCAGCTGTACCAAAGCGGCGAACTGAGCGGCTATATCGGCGAGGTGGGCGCAAATGCGGAGTACAGCGACACGCTGTCGAAGCGGGACGCGCTGTTTGCTCTGGCGCTGACGCAGAACACCTTATTCCTGAAAAACCGAAAGGGCGAGGTGCTGCGGGTATTCGTCAACGCGGAGATCACCTGCGAGACGCAGGACAACACGCGGCAGCAGGCGCTGATCTGCGCGGTGCCGTGGGCTGAGACCGGGAGCGCGGAGGGCGCACAGATACTGATACGGCAGGGCGACGCCCTGTGGACCGTAGCAAAAAATTGACGGACGAAAGGAGCGAGGGACGATATGGCAGGTTACACGAACCCCGGATGGAACAACGGTGCGCCGCCTGCACTGAACGCGGAGAACCTGAACGCGCTGTGCAACGAGGTGGAGGAGATGAGCGCAGGGTTCCCGGAAAAGCAGGACATAACGGACAAGCTATCGCTGACGCTGACGGCGGCAAGCTGGACAGGGAGCGAAAGCCCCTACACCCAGGGCGTGACGGTCACGGGCGGCACGGCCACCAGTCAGGTGGACATTCAGGCAGACGCAGCGGCGATACAGCAGATGCTGGACGATGGCACCAACGCCATCTACATCGCCAACAACAACGGAACATTCACCGCCTACGCGGTGGGCGAAAAGCCCACCGCTGACCTGATCGTTCAGGTGACGGTGTACGAAGTAAAGGAGGTAGTTTAACGATGGTTATTATCGGTAAATCGCAAATAGCGGGGGGGGGGTACTGCTAAACGATTAGAGTTTGAGTACACCGGAACGTACAACGAGCGGCTGGATGATGGCGTGGTAGAGCTTCTGACAAGTGGTGTGCTGAAGTTCAAGAAGGAAACAGCCATTGATGCCTTTTTAGTTGGAGGGGGCTCTTCTGGACGGTCAGGGAGTAGGGCCACTTCTGGTGCCGTTGCTGGTGGAATTGGCGGAAGTGGGGGAACTACCAAAACTCTATTGAACATCATACCAAGAGTAAACACGGAGTATCCTATCGTTATCGGTGCTGGTGGCACTGCAACTTACACACCCGACAATGGCAATGCCAGCGCAAATCCTGGAGGAGCTACTGTCGCTTTCGGCGCTACTGCTGCTGGCGGAACGGTGACTTCGGGAGGTTCAGGAGGAGGTGCTGGCGCGGTGGTAGCAAAAGCGGCAAACGGCGGTTCGGACGGTGCTGATGGGGGTAGTTCCTCCTCAGGTTCCTCCTCAGATAAAGGCGGTACTGGTCAGGGCACCACAACGCGAGAATTTGGCGAAGCCACTGGCAAGCTGTATTCTGGCGGTGGCGGAGGCGGGGATGGCTATTCGAGTAGTTATTACGGGAGTGTTGGTTTAGGGGGAGAAGGGGGAGGAGGAAACGGTGGACCCAGGTCTGGTTCAGGCTCTAATGGAACTGATAATCTCGGCGGGGGTGGTGGAGGCGCTGGAGGTTCAGAATACCATTCAGGACGCTTTTCTTATTCAGGGGCTGGCGGTTCGGGCATCGTGTGCATAAGGCTACACAAAGAATAAACGCGGCCTCCGTTTCGGAGGTCGGGAACGGAGGTTTATATGGCGATATGCGGCAGACCCGCCACGGCTGGCGGTGCGTCTAACGCAAAATTACAGTTTACATACACGGGAGACTGGACCAAGCGCACGGACGGTGTTGTGGAACTGCGAAGCACCGGAACGCTGGTGTTTCTGGAACCGGCGGTGATCGACCTGTTTCTCGTGGGCGGCGGGGGTGCTGGCGGACGTGTATTTCAGCCAGAAAATGGCGGCGGCGGTGGCGGCGGCGGGTACACAAGAACGCTTCGGCAAATTTCAGTAGCCGGGAGTTATTCCATAGTAATCGGTAATGGCGCTGTGGCAAGTACGGGACAATCAATGGGAGCGACACAAGGCGGTGCAAGTTCTTTTGGAAACTCGGCTTCCGTTGATGGCGGCTATAGCGCTACGACAAATTACGGCGGAGGTTCCGAATACGCCGCCATGATGTCTGGCGCAAATGGTGGGTCAGGCGGTGGCGGTGGGATGACTGGGGGTGCCATCGTTGCTGGCTATGGACTCGGTGGGAGCGACGGCGCAGATGGTGGTCACGGAGGTTACAGCGATACTGTTGGCGGCACAGGACAAGGCTTTACCACGCGAGAGTTTGGAGAGACTACGGGCAAACTGTACGCCGGCGGCGGCGGTGGCGGCAATTCCGGCAAATCGTCCGACACTGTATTCGCAGGCGGCGAGGGTGGAGGCGGCGATGGCGCAAACCTGAGAAGCAGAGGAACGGCTGGCGTCGGCGGAGATAATACCGGCGGCGGAGGCGGCGGAGGCGGTTATTCCGGTTCATTGGCGTATGACACTCCGGGAGGGAACGGCGGTTCCGGTATCGTATGTTTCCGTGACGCTGCGCCGTTGCCGGAATTGGCTGGGACGTGGGTGCTGAATGAGCGGTTGTATGCACCGAAGAGCGACGTTTATTTCACTAATCAGGACTTCACAATTGGCGATGCTTCCAATCCGAATAGTGCTACGGTTAGAAACCTTATTTGCACAACGGCCAAGATTGAGTACACAACAACTATAGGTTACACCTATACCTTGTACACATTCTCCGCCAACACATGGGGGACTAACAAGTACACCTATCTGACATTCCCCGCAGGTGCAACCGCGTCCGACGAGTTCCGCGCATGGCTGGCATCTAATGCCACGAAACAGTAAAGGAGCGTGACTTATGATGATACAAGGAGCGCCCGTTGTGCTGGGCGAAAAGAAGAAGTCGAACGTGCCGGCGTTTGCCTACACGGGGAAGTACAACGTCCGCGATGACGATGTGGTGGAGCTGCTGGAAAGCGGCGAGATCACGTTTGTGGAGGATGGCGTCATTGACGTGTTTATGGTCGGTGGCGGCGGTGCTGGCGACGGGTCCACCACCCGAACTAACAGCACTAACGCATACAAAATCGGAGGAGGCGGTGGCGGTGGGTACACAAGAACCTCAAGAAGAATAAGTGTGCAAGGTAGCTATCAAATAGTTATTGGTGCTGGTGGAAGCATGGGCGTGAACGCTGGGGCCACTTCATTCGGAGAGAAGTTGTCAGTAAATGGCGGTTTCAGTGGAAAAGACCTGCCGGGAACATCCTCTTCAACGGTAAGTGGCCATCCGGGAGGTTCTGGTGGCGGTGGTGGCGTTAATTATAATTCCGACTACGGTACTGGAGGATACGACGGTTCTAATGGCGAACACGGATACCCAACAGATAGACGCGGCGGCACTGGCCAGAATTTTACTACCAGAGAATTTGGAGAACCAGCGGGTAAGCTTTATGCTGGTGGCGGTGGTGGGGGCCGCGCCATGTTTAGTGCCACGCCTATCATAAGCAATGGCGGTTCTGGCGGTGGCGGCTCTGGTGGTTTTGGATGGGACGATAATATAGTTGTTCAAGCCCCCGCCGCTGGCGTAGCTAACACAGGCGGTGGTGGTGGTGGTGGTGTCATAGCCTATAACCCACAGGTAGCCGCCACAGCTGGTAAAGGTGCGCCCGGCGGTTCAGGTATCGTGTGCTTCCGTGACGCACAGGAGTTGCCGGAGTTGGTCGGGACGTGGGTGCTGAATAATAGGTTGTATCCTGTAAATAACTTTAACCAGTCTATAAATTGCGATGTCTTCATCAACAACACAGTTACAAAACACGGAATTACTGCAATAGTTGGCACAGAAACAGATGTGAAATTTTTTAAGGGAGGAGGTATTGAATATTCACTGACATACGCATCACAAACATGGAACTTAAATGCACAAGTGACTTCTATTCAATTCTACGAGGGTGCAACCGCTTCCGACGAGTTCCGCGCATGGCTGGCGAGTAACGCGACTAAACAGAGCTGATCCCCGCAACGTTTGAAAGGAGCGTGAGATATGAGATACGCATTGGTTGAAAACGGTGTTGTTACAAACATCATCGAAATGGACAAGCGGAACGAGCAGTTCTTCCCTTCCGCCGTGTACACCGGGGACAGGCCGGTGGGCATGGGCGACACGTACACGGAGGGCAAGTTCTACCGTGACGGCAAGGAGGTGCTGACGGCACTGGAGGAAGCCAACAACGAGATAGACAGTTTGACGCAGCAGCTGGGCGAGGCTGTGGAAACCATCTATCAGGCGGATATGGAGGTTATCGGATGAGCATGATTATCGGTAAAGCGTTAATTGCGGGGGGGGGGGTACTGCTAAACGATTAGAGTTTGAGTACACCGGAACGTACAACGAGCGGTTAGACGATGGTGTTGTGGAATTTTTGACTACGGGTGTGCTGACCTTTAACAAGGAGGCAGCGATAGACGCTTTTCTTGTGGGAGGCGGTGCAGGCGGACAAGGCGGCACATTCGGTAGTTCGCAAAACGCTTCTTATGGCGGTGGCGGCGGCGCTGGTGGTTACACCAAAACACTGACAAACTTCGTGCCCCGTGCAGGCGTGGGATATTCCATTGTCATAGGCGCTGGCGGAAGTGGCGGCACATACAGCACTGCTGGAGGCCCTGGAGGGGATACATCTGCTTTCGGTTATACGGTAAACGGCGGACAAGTATCAGGCGCGCAAGTTACCGGAGGAACTGGTGGAAGTGGCGGCGGAGGCGGAGGCGGCGCTGGTATCGGCGCCGCTGGTGGCGCTGGCGGTAGTGATGGTGGCAATGGTGAAACTACATACGGCACCGGCGGAACCGGTCAAGGCACAACCACACGCGAGTTTGACGAGGCAACCGGGAAACTGTATGCAGGCGGCGGCGGTGGCGGGAAATGCGGAAGTGGAACCGGTGCTGGTGCTGGCGGAGAAGGTGGTGGCGGCGATGGGAGTGTGGCCTCTCATGCAGCTGCTTATTCCGGGGAGACCAATACCGGCGGCGGAGGCGGCGGCGGAGCTGGTTATTATGATACAGCCGGTGGTAGGCTCATGCAAGGCGGAACTGGTGGCTCGGGCATCGTGTGCATCCGGCTGCACAAGAAGAGCGCGTAAGCGCGGAAAGGACAACTATGCTGTTATTCAAGAGAGGAACGAGGACGGAGGAATACATAGCGCAGTACAACAAGGAGCACCCCAACACCGGCGGCATCATAATGGCGCCCATACCGCGCCACCCGGTGGTGGGCTGGGACTTGCTGTGGGAGCAGGGGTTCTCGGACTACCAGTGCGGGCTGCTGTGGCGCATATTCCTGCGGAAGATGGAGCAGAGGAAACGTGAGAACGCAGGCAGCGGTCTGCGGACAACAAACTGAAAGGAGAAGGACGATGTACAACATTATGACAAAGCTCATCGACAAGCGGTTCTACAAGACCCGTGAGGAGGCGCAGCAGAAGTGCGACGTGTTTTTCGCCGTGGGGCGCATCACGGACGAGCGGTACACGGACCTGTGTGCGCTGATCGAGAGCGTGTACGGCGAGACCGAAGCAAAGTAAGAGACAACCGCACAAACAAATACTCGCGGCAATGGGGTCGCAGTAGAAAGCCGAATGGGGCTGCGCCGGTGGAGAACACCGGCTGCAGTTCCATTTTGTTTTACACAAACAGGACAGGCGCATTGACGCCGGAAAGGAAGAACAGTATGGATTTTGCATCTTTGGGCATTGCAAGTGTGGCGGCGATCACCGTCGTGTGCTACCTCATCGGCATGGCTGTTAAGGCCAGCGGGCTGAACGACAAGTGGATCCCGGTCATCATGGGCGTGTGCGGCCTTGTGCTGGGCGTGGTGGGTATGTTTATCATCCCCGACTATCCCGCGCAGGACTACATCACCAGCGCGGCTGTGGGTATCGTCAGCGGTCTGGCGGCGACCGGCGTTAATCAGATCACGAAGCAGCTGAAGGACAAGGTGGAGGAGGCCGTATGAACGGCGCCAGTAAGGTCATCAAGATAGCCCGGGAGGAGCTGGGCTATCTTGAGAAGGCTTCCAACGACACGCCGGAGACACACTATCTCGACAGCAAGACCGCCAACGCCGGGGACAAGAACTTCACGAAGTACGCACGGGACATTGACGCCATCCCCCATTTCTATAACGGGAAAAAGCAGGGGTACCCGTGGTGCACCACGTTCGTGGCGTGGGTGAACGTGCAGGCGTTCGGCGTAGCAGAGGCGAAGCGGCTGCAGAACCTGCCGGACGACAGTCTGGGCGCGGGCGTGTACTACCTGAAGCGGTACTTCAAGGCAGCGGGACAGCTGGGCACTACGCCGAAGGTGGGCGCACAGGTATTCTTCGGCGATGACCACACGGGCATTGTAACGGAGATCGTGGGCAAGGGCTTCCGCACCATCGAGGGCAACACCAGCCCGCAGAGCGGCGTGGTAAGCAACGGCGGCGGCGTGTACGAGAAGGAGTACGCCAGCGTGAAGTCCTCGTACACCTTCGGCTACCCGGATTATCAGGAAAGCGACGAGGACGCGCCTGCGGAGAAGCCGAAGATCTATCTGTCCCCGGCGTACCACATGGCCAACCAGTGCTGTTATAAGCGTCCCGATGGGCAGCAGTGCTATGAAACCCTCGAGAACAACGAGTTTCTGGACATTTTGCAGCCCATGCTGGAGCGGTGCGGCTTTGACATCATGCGCGGCCCACGCCGGACGCCCATGAGCGACGAGTACGGCCCGGACTATATGTACCGCGCCATCAAGGAGAGCAACGAGTGGGGCGCAAAGGTGCACTATGTGTCTCACACCAACGGCAGCACCAACGGCCCCACCGGGCACGGCACGGTAAAGGGATTTTTGTCCATGTACCACCCCAGCAGCGCCAACGGGAAGAAGCTGGCAGAGCTGATGGTGAAGTACCGCAAGGCCATCTACCCCCACGGCTGCCGGACGGCGACGCGGAGCGACCTGCACGAGCTGGACGACACGAACGCCTACGCCGTGTACCAGGAGCACGTGTACCACGACAACCCGGAGGACGCGGCGTGGTTCCATGAGCACATGGAGGATTGCGCTGTGGCGGACTGCAAGGCGCTGTGCGAGTTCTGCGGGCTGGAATATGTGGAGCCGGAGAATCCGCAGGAGCCGGAACAGCCGGAGACACCGGAACAGCCGACCGTGACCGAAACGTACACCGTAAAGGTGACGCGGAGCGCGGACGGGAAAAGCGGCACGTGGGAGATCGTGAAGTGACCTCGAAGCGCATAAGGCGATAGGCCAAAACGACCAGAGAAATAAAAATAAGCCCCCTGCGGCGCACAGAGCGTCACAGGGGGCTTTCTACTTTAACAGGAGGGTAGTTTGACGGGTAAAAAAGAAACGCCGCAGAGGGCGTTTACGGGCGAAAAAGAAAGATGCCTCCCGCCGGGAGTGAAAGGGGGGTAACACTCGGCGGCGGGAGGACTTGAAAAGTGGGAGACGCAACCTGTGTGTAGAGGGAGGGCTGCATCACATTTACTGTAGCACGAACGGGCGGGCGCGTCAATGGGAGATGACAAATTTTTACGCATTTTGCACGCTCCCGGCCAGAATGTTGGCGTTGATGTTCGCCTGACGCTCACGGGCTTCGAGAACGAGGGCGGCGGAGCGCTTGCCGGTGCGGGAAAGCAGACGGCCTGAATAGCGCTGGGTGACGTTGGGGTTGGTGTGCCCCAGCTTGGACTGAAGCTCCTCCTGCTTCATACCGGCGTTTAGGTCGATGCGGGCGCCCACATGGCGCAGGTCGTGGCTGCGGATGTCGGGGACGCCGGTGACTGCCCTGACGTGGGATTCCACAAGGGTGGAAAGCCACTGGCGGGAGCCGCGCTGCCACTCGCGGCTTTCATCGCCGGTGCGGGGACCGAAGGAACCCTTTGGCGCGGTGTTGCCGAACAGGGGCGCTGTGTCGGGGAGGTCCTTCGGGCGGATGCCGCTGGCCAGATAGATACGGACGGCGGACTGGGCAATGTCGGGGAACTCGATGCGGCGGAACTTGCTGCCCTTGCCGCTCTCGACGGAGAGCTCGCCGTCCTCCCAGTGGAGATCCGCCGGGGTGAGGTCCAGAAGCTCGGCGTTGCGGAGCTCGGTGGTTAAAAGCATGATGACGATGGCGTAATTCCGGGGCCATGTTTTCGCCTTGGCGGTGGCGGGCTTGTCGTTGCGCCAAAGCTTCATCACCTGCTGGTCGGTAAGAAGCACATCATAGGGACGGCGGGCGGTCTTGCGGGTGTCGGGCGTCAGGCGGCGGGAGACAGGGTTGTTGGCGTACCAGCCGCCGCACTCGGGGTCGCTGGCGTAGTCAAAAAAGGTGCGGAGGCGGTTGACGTAGAGTGCGACGGTGTAGGTGCTGCAGCCGCTGTCGATCAGGTTGTCACGCCACAAAAGGATGGTGGCGTAGGATGGGTCGGCGTAGTTTTCCTTGGACTCGATGAAGAAGTTGACGAAGTTTTCCAGCGTGGCGGTGTACGCCTCGACGGTGCGGGGGGAAGCGCCGGTGGCGGCACAGTTTTTGATGTAGGAATCTGTTGCTTGGCACAATTTCATTTCTGCACGGCTACTTCTGCCCATTTTTTGCACACTCCTTTTTCTTTTTGGCTGAGGGTGTTAATATTGCATCCTCGGCGCTCCACCCTTGCTTTAATCGCCGCGAAATAGTTTTTTGCGCAAGATTCATTTCGCGTTCCCATGCCGAAATAGAGAGAGTCTTTCCACCAAGTGTTATATAGGTTCTCCTAATATGTGGTAGCTCAATGATTTCCGAAAAAGGCTTACCGGCACGGAGCCCAGTGTTTATAATATGCTTTGGGATGCCCAAAATTTTGCTCCACTCTGCTATGGTATGGCGCTCACCGCGAAAGTCAATAAAGTGGCTGGTAGTCTTATTGTTGGCCTGAACTGTAAGATCTGCCCAACGGCAATTCCCCGGAGAGTAATCTCCGTTTGTGTCAATTCGGTCAAGCGTACATTCCCCGTAGGGCGCATTTTCGTCGTAGCCGTTTGCTAAAGCCCAGTCTCGGAACGCTTCATAGCTGTTTAACCATTCCGAGCATACACCGATTCCGCGAGCGCCATAATTCTGGTAGGACGGCTCGTTTTTGTTATAGCATCGGTTTTTCATGCCGGTCCAAACCCGGAATAACCGTGTGGAGGACTCGCCGTGTGTGCGTATTTTTTTTGAAATCGCCTGAGATCGTGCGCATCCACAACTGTGTGTAGCACCACGCTTCAAAGAGTTTCCGAGAACAACGATTTCTTTCCCACAGTCGCACAGACATTTATAATAAACCCTCCCGTTAAATTTGTGGTCGACACCTTGCACATGGAGGTGCCCGAACTTCATCCCGGTAATATCGAAGAAGTTATGCGCAGGCTGATCGCGCTTTATACAGCCACAGCTTTTCGTGTGACCACTTATAATGCTCGATGCAAAGACCTCGACGCTGTTGCCACAATCGCACTGGCAAAGGTATCTTGTACGGCCTTTTTCTTCGGCTTTTTTGACGACGGTAAGGTGTCCAAACTTTTGCCCAATGATTTGAGGGGCGGGTCTTGGCATAATGGGGTCATTCCTCCTTCCTGTGGGGTTCGCGTGGTCCCACCAGCTCCACGGTGTCGGGAAGCAGCAGACGGGCGGCGGACTCACTTTCGGCGGTGATGAGCATGGTCATAATCTCGCCGTCCCGCTTGCGGCGGACGGTGAAGGGGTATTCGCGCTTTATCACGTTGGTGACGAGCATGGGGTCATTCCTCCTTCTGCATACCGTCCACGCCAAAGGTGAAGCGGACGATATTGTGGATCACATCACTGTCGGCGACAATGAACGTGTCGCAGAATGTGAACAGGGAAGCGATGGCGGTTTTTGTCCTGTCCAGACCGATGAACGGCGTATGGAGCACAACGGAGACTGTGGCGGCTTCGCTTTCGGGCTTGGGATCGTTGCAGTCTACGGCGAAGTCGGGGCGCAGGGTGAGGGCCGCTTCCTTGAGGGAGATGTACTGCTTGAGCTTTTCAGGTCTGATAGACATGGTGGTGTCCTCCTTACAAAATTTTGTCATAGTATAGTCTACCGGCAAATGCGGATTTTGTGCAAGGGATTTGAAAAAATTTTTTCGGAATTAACCGCGGCGGAGTGCGGGGACAATATCGGCGATGATGCGGGCGGCATGGGCCGCCTCCTGACGGGTGTTGTACCAGTCGAAGGAGAAGCGGATGGTCTCAAGTGCCTCCTGCTCGGTAAGGCCGCTGGCCATGAGGTTGGCGGAGGCGGCGTTGTCACCGGAGGAACAGGCGCTCCCGGTGGAGACCATGACGCCACGTTCGCTGAGGGCGGCGGCGAGGGCAGCGCCGTAGACGCCGGGAAAACGGATGGAGAGGATGTGGGGAGCGCAATCCTTGCTGCTTTTGCCGCCGGGCAGATTGATGTCGAAATCCACACGGTGGCAACCAAGGGAAATGATAAGCTCTTGAGCGACGGCGCGGATAGCTTTCTCGTTTTCCTCCATGTGGAGGGAGCGCCAGGTGAGGGCGGCGGCCATAGAGCTGACAAGGGGGACGGAGACCGTGCCGCCGCGCATACCGCGCTCCTGTGCGCCGCCGAAGATCATGGGGGCGATGGGACACCCCTCCTTGACGATCAACGCGCCTATGCCCTTGAGGGAGCCGAACTTGTGGCCGCCGAAAGCCATGTAGTCCGCACCCAGCGCCTTGAAGTCCACGGGGATGTGTCCTACGGCGGCGGTGGCGTCAAGGCCGATGCGGTGCGGACGGTTTTTACGGCAGAAAGCTGCCACGTCGCTTATCTGACCGGTTTCATTGTTGACGAGAGAAAGGATGGCGGAGGGCTTGCCGCGGGGCGCGTTGGGGGAAGAATAGGCGTGGATGCCCTCGCTGACGGCGTGGTGAACGGTTCCGTTGTAGATGATGCCGTCGGAATCCATGCGGAGGCATTTGACCATCCAGTTGCAGCTTTCCGTGGCGCCGGAGGTGAAATACACCTCGTCCGGTTCGCAGTTCAGTTTGTCGGCGATGATGGCGCGGCAAGATTCCAGTTCGGCCTTGGCCTCACGCCCAACGGCGTGGGCGCTGGAAGGGTTGCCGAAGATGGCGCACTGCGTGGCGGCACCAAATGCGCCGGGAACGGGCGGCGTGGTGGCGGCGTTATCGAAGTAGATCATGTCAGTTTTCTCCTTTTCGTAAGAAGTTTCGCAAAGTGTGTTATGATTTTCACGGCTGTGTTTGCATATTTGCCGATATTCAAAACGCAACGGAAATATAGTTTGCAAAACAAGCCGGAGGGCGGTGTGCCGTCCGGCTCGTAATGTGGGATATTTTGTATGGCTGCGGATGGCGCGTCAGCTGTTGACGGCATCCTTAAGCTGCTTTGCGGGCTTGAAGATGGCCACGCGCTTAGCGGGGACGGTGATGACCTCGCCGGTAGCGGGGTTCTTGCCGGGGTGCTCGTCGCGGACTTTGCTGGTGAAGATGCCGAAGCCGGAGATATTCACGCTGTCGCCGGAGCGCATGACGCCGGTAAGGGTGTTGGCAGCGGCGGCGATCACGCGCTCGACGTCGGACTTCTTCATGTCGGTCGCTGCTGCCAGAGTAGAAATAAACTCGCTCTTGGTCATGGAATGTGCCTCCTTTCTGTTGTAGATTTCAGACTGAAACGTTTTATCGCCTTGCGGCTGGTGGGGGATCGGGGACTTGAACCCGGAACCGGGCCGTTATGAGCGGCCTGCTCTGCCGATTGAGCTAATCCCCCAGGGGGTTGGGCGGCGGGCTGCCCAGACCGCGCCGCCCGGAAGGAGAAATCGCTTGGCCTGCCTGTATTCCAACAGGAGCCGGGGAAAATGAACAAAACCCGGTGCTGCTTCTTACAGCCGCAGCATTTATAAAGGAGGTCCTATCTGGACCGCGGACGCCTATCGCGTCCGATGGAGCAGGAGGCGGGAGTCGAACCCGCATGGCTTGCCGGCGCACGGAAAATAGAACATGAACATTGGAGGTGTTGATGTGTCCGAACAACAGCAGCAGAAAGGAGATCTCTGTGTGTGCCGTGCAAGCGCCCCAACGGCGCTCCTGCGTAGAGAGTGGGGAGGACGGGCTGGGGGATGCCCGCCTCCCCGATGGGGTGGGGCGTCCTTCGTTCGCTGTCACGCCCAAATCATGCTACCGGCTGGTTCGACCCGGCGACACCGCTGCCAGATGCGGAGGTTTCATTCCTGACGGGGGAAGTCATCCATCAGGCGGGCATGGAGCAGCGTAGCGGATTCGAACCGCCACTCCCAGCTTGGAAGGCTGGTGTGCTGACCGTTGAACACTAACGCTGCAAATTTTGCGGGGACACAGTTGGCGGGGTGCCGGTGCGGATGGCTACTGACCTACACGGCGGCCTTGTCCAAAGACAGCCGCCACCACGCCGCTTCCACATCTACAGGTTTCGCCTCGGATTTTCGCCGCACACGCCGGCACCCGAACCAACCACGGAACTTTTCAGCCCTGCGCCGGTACGTCGGTCGCATCCGTTTCTTCATTCATAGCCGGAGCCAGCCAAATAATTATTATTCGTCCTGCCGCTTTCGTACAGCGCACAGGAAAGACCACTTCCGCAGGCTTACGCTCCGTGCGGCTGCGAGGCAAGAGGTCACGCCTATGGTGCAGACGGTTGGACTCGAACCAACGACATACCTCCTGGCGCGGTGCTCTACCGACTGAGCTACGTCTGCATTGAGGGGGGTGCTCGTCTTTCCGAGCTGCCAGCCAATCATGTGATGGCGCACAGGCGCTTCTACGTCAGCAGAGTTTTAAGCGTTCCCGAACACACCTGCTCGAAGGAGAACTTAATGACCTCGCTTTTGGGCACGTCTCCATGTGTCCGCAATTACAACATCGAGGCTTGAGGGGCTTACTTCAGGACTTCGCATCACCCATACGGCTGTTCCGCTATACGCTCGTCACTCGCGGTGTCCACGTAGAATTGGAGGTATCGGTGGGGATCGAACCCACGACCTGCTCATTACGAATGAGCTGCTCTGCCAGCTGAGCTACGACACCGGATCCCCACCTTGTTTACGTCCTGGTGGGCGAGCTGACGTGCGGCAGAGGGGCTTGTGCCCCCGTGACCGCGTTCCTGCCAGAATTGCGCTGGGAACACCGGAAGAATGGATGTAATACCGGTGCAGCCTTTCTTACGGAAGGGCTTATATAATTCGGGGGGTACACCGAAGCCGTCGGGGAAGGGGTCTCCCCTTCGGCAATTTTAAGTATGCGCCCCGTGTCAAGGGAACTTCTGAAAGTTTTTGAAAAAATTTTCAGGTGTTGAAGGACTCGCGGAATTTGTATAGACCGAGGTCAAATTCAGCGGTGTAGTAGCGGCCCTCCGGGTGGATGTAAACGACCTTGCCGGTGGCTTTGCGGTTGGTGGCTTCGATGTGCCGGGTGACGGTATCGCCCAGATGAATGTTGGAGGGGATCATGCTGCGCCGCCTTTCTTGACAAACTGCTGCTTGAGGACGAGTTCAACGCCGCCCTCCCAAATGTGGCAGGTTTCAATAACAAAATCACCGTAGGCCAGTACCTCAAGGTCATTGGCAGGGTTAAAAGGAACGGAGTTCGCGCCGAACGTAAGATCGATGCGAGACTTTTTAGCATCGTCAAATTCGAGGACGGCGCAGATTTCTCGGACTGTCATGGTAGGTTTCCTCCTATTGAATAAATGGTGCATGGGGTGAATGCGGGTATACGCGGCGTAATCAGGCGGCAACGCGACGAATTTCGCCGGTCTGGTTGCAGCCGTCCGAAATTCGGACGTTTGGGATCGCCCGACGAAATTCGGCGGACGTTATATCGCTGTCCGAAATTCGGACGGCGTTTTTGCGGCGGTGAATTTCGTCGGCGCAAAAGGGGGTCAAGGCGTGTCCGAATTTCGGACGCGCAGGGGTCAGCACATACGAGAGGCGACAAGCTGGGCGCGGTAGGCGCGGACGATTCCCTCGTAGAACCAGCGCAGTTTCTTTTCCTGCGAGATGACGTGAAGTTTGCTTATACGACGGCATTCGGCCACGGTAGCACCGCCGCGACGTATACGCGCTTGCAGATTTTTCTGCCGGACGCTGAGGTTAACACCACCCAGTTTTTCCAATTCGGCGTACATCTCACCGATGGTGGTATGGTAGTTGAGACCGTATTCCTCACACATCTGACGGATGGTGTGGTTGATGTCCTCTTTCCATTCCTCTGCATCGGAGGTAGAGGGACGGGTGATAGCAGAAAGTGTCTGGTTCACCATCGTGCGTGTTTCCTGCTGCTGGGTGGTCAGTTCGGCGATCTGCTTTGCCTGCTGCTTTTGCTGAAGCTCCATCTTGATGATGGCACGGGCCTCGTAGGACAGGGCGGAGAAGTCTGCCTCGGTCAGGCCCTGCTGCTGGGAGCGCAATTCTTGCTCCATGGCGTTAAAGGCGCTGATGTACTTCATCTTCCACGCCAGCGCCTCCTTGCCGGTGAAGCCCATGGCGAGAAGCGTGAAGCCGTCGCGGTTCATAAGGTAGGCTCGCTGCGGCCTGCCGTAGCTGTCGGGAATTTCAGTGTCAAAGAACATCTCCCCAAAATTGGGGAGATCTTTCCCCAGCGCCTCGATGTCGCGCAAAACGTGGTCGTGACGCTTGCCAAAGTGTTCCGCGATGTCGCGGCTGCTGGCGGCGGGCTGGCCGTTACTGATGGTGATAAGGTCGTTCATCTGTGAAAATCTCCTTTCGGTTTATCTTTGGTAGTCAGCATACTATACGCCGTGTCAAGGGATTCCGAGGGTGGATTTCCAAAAATGAGCGCAAAAATCCCCTGCGGAAAGCTGTTGACTTTCGCAGGGGCGGCGTCTATAATGAGATTTAGACGGCGCCCGTGCGGTGCTGGCGGATAAGTGTTTCGCTTCGCTTGTGGAAGGGTGGAGGCGAGACACTTATTTTTTTTGCGTCAGAAGTAACTGCACACCTTGCCGTAATGCTTCGGTTCTGGTTATGTTGTGTTCTTCACAATACGCCAGTAACTTTTCGTGCGTAAGCTCGTCGAAACGAACTTTAACGTCAACATTCTTTGGGTGCTTAGACTTCGGGCGCCCGGTTTTCGGACTCATGTTACACCTCACTTTCTGCGTTCCGATAATTAGATTATAGTTTATGGAACGCAAAATGTCAAGAACAATTTTATGGGCAAAAGAACCCCGCACGGCTGATGCCGTGCGGGGTTTTGCTTTTGTACTAAGAAGAATGGGTAATCGTGCCCCTGGGATTGTCTGATGGGAGAGATGTAGCATACCCGGCCTCCATTAACCGCTCGGCGTACTTTACTGATATGGGATCATTACTGGTGGGGTGGGCAAAAATGTAATCCATCATGGATAATAGTGCCATTTGGTCGGAATCTCTGTAACTGCCAAGAGAATTAAAAATATCAACTGCAGTTTCGTAGTCCTTAGCTTCGCGGCAAGCAATTCCTTTTTGATAGCGAATCCTGTTCGGGAGAAAGATAGCGCAGACGGTAGCGATAATCACTACGAGGATGGCGACGATGATGCCGACGGTTCTGCGCTTTTTCTTGCGCTGCTGTTCCTGCTGTTCCAGCTGGAAGTCTGTATAACGGGGGTCCTTGCCGCAAGAGGGGCACTTTATGGCCTGGTCACTTACGCTGTGGCCGCAGTGGGGACAGGTCTTTAGGGCCATTACTGCTGCGCCTCCTTCTTTTTGTTGAGCTGTTCCAGGTTTACGCGGGCGGCGTGAACGTCAATGAGCAGTTTGGATGCGCCGTAGAGCAGGCCGCCGAAAACCAGGGCGGATACCGCGGCGGCAACCGCCAGGAAAAACAGCGTGGTGCCTGTTGCGCCGGAGGAATAGTAGGAATAACGAAGCTGGCTGGCCGAGATGGCGATGGCGATAACGTTGATACCGCCGCATACCCAGACGATGTACGCGAACACCTCCAGCATATGGGCGGCTCCGGTTTTGTAGCGAATGTCGGAGGTCCTGGGCAGCGCGGCGGCTGCGGCTTCTTCCTTGGCGGCATTTTCGCGACGTTCCTGCGCGTCCTTTTTCTGCTGGTCGGCGTAGATGGTAGATGAGGGACAGCCGCATTCCGGGCACATCCCCTTGATGCTGAGCTGTTCCTGGGTAACGGTGGCGCCGCACTCCGGGCAGGTGTAGTTTGTAGTCATAGTTTTGTTCCCCTTTCGATTTTAATGTATCATTATTCTCCGTCGAAAACGGAGAAAATGGTCTGCATGATTTTGTGGATCTCCGGGTCGTCGTAGCGGTCTGGGGTGATGACGAGATCGAGAAGGCCAAGTCCGTCCAGGTCGGCGATGTCGTAGGTTTCCTGTTCGCTGTGCTGCGTCACCAGCTCCGCAAGGCGACGGGGGAAGCCCTGGCGCTCCGCCTCGTCGATGAACTGCGCAGCGGTCATTTGCTGTTCCGGATCGGAAAGCGATTCTGCGTCCAGCTCGTCCATGACGATGCCGGACAGCTCAGGCGATGCCCCGGAAAGTCGGAGGGCGAGGTCCAACGCCTGTACGTCGTGGGGCGTGTATGCCTGCTTCTCCGGTGATGCGACAAAGGCGCGGTCCAGGGCGGCGTTGGTGTCCTCGAAGCTGTAGGGCAGGATGCTGTGGGCGGCAAAAATAAATTCCTCTCGTGTCATGGGCGGTATTGGCCTCCTTGCTGTTCTTGTCGTCAGAATAGCACATTCAGGCGGCAATAGCAAGGGCGTTCTGTGGGAATTACGACAAAACAGGAGCGATTTTGGCGCTCCTGTTCGTATGTTACGGGTCCTGTTCGCCGGGGTCGAGGTCAAAGCCGTCATAGGGGGCGTTAAGGAAGTCGGTGCAGCATTTGACGCAATCCTCGTCGAGGCAGAGGTCGGGGTCGGCGGAGTAGGGACACATGATCCACTCCGCCAACTGCTCGGCGGTCATCTCGCGGAAGTGTTCAAGGTTTGTTTTGGGGTGCCGTTCCAGATGGAAGCCCTGCTGGGATTTGGCATAGGCAGATGCACAATCGCCGTAGGCGGGGCACTGAGGGGCGGCGCAGGGCAGCACGGCCTCCATGCCGGTCATTTTGCAGATGTGGCTCATACGTTGTGTTCCTCCTGTTCCAGCCGTGCTTTCAGTGCGGCGTTTTCAGCGCGTAGGGAATCTATGCAGACGGTCTTGCGGTCGATCTTGCGGGCGAGGCCGTCAAAGGCTTGTGCAAATGCACAAGGGGTCTCGCCGTAGCAGTTGTCGCGGCAGGTCTTTTTGCAGGGGCAGAATTTGTTTTTCATTTCTGTTCCTCCTGTTCGTCGGTGCTGTTGGCGATGTGCCTGCGGATGGGCATGATGAGTGCGTCGCCGTCCGGGCTGTGGAAATAGACACAGGACAGCTCATCGGTGCGGCAGGCGGCGGTGCAGCCGGGAAGCGCCTCCAGCACGTCCAGCAGGTATAGGGCGTTGACCATTGGCAGACCGTCGCCCCAGCTGAAGCAGGTGGAGAGCGTGTCCCCTGCGGGGTGGGACTCGGCCTTGTATTTTGCCCGGTCGCTGGCGATCTTGGCGCGTACCTCGGCGGCAGTTGGTAGGTTGAGGGTGATGGTGGCGCCGTCGCTGTTCAGCAGCTCCGGTATGGTGTCGTAGACGTGAGGGTCGTTAGGCGGCGGCGCCCATTGCAGCGCGGTGGAGGGCGTGTTCAGGCGCAGGAGGGTGAAGCCGTCCGTGATGTACTGGCGGCCCTGTTCGTCCAGAAACGCGCCGGCGAAATGGGGACGGACCCATTCCTGCTTAGAAACGGAGGCGTTGTACAGGCGCCGCAAGGCGATAGCACTGGTGCGGCGCTTGTCGTCCCGCTTGTATTGCTTGGCCATGTCGGTGTGGATGGCGCGGACCAGGAGCGCCAGCTGGTAGCCGGCGTTGATCTTCCCGTGGGTGTTCGGGTCGATGGAGGGTTCCAGGGCGCAGAAAAAGCGGCGTTCCTGTTTCGGGAGGGAATAGGCGATGGCGTAGAGGTTTTCCAAAAGCTTTTCGGGGGTCATGGTGTGGTGCTCCTTTCGTGTGGTGTTCGCTCACATTCCGGGCAGCGCCATGAGGGCGCTGCCGGAGGTGATGAGCATGGACGGGTCGGCGATAGTCTTTTCGTAGCTGTCCGCACCCTGGAAGTCGTCAATGACGGCCTGTTCTTCGGCGGTCATGTCGGCGTAGTGCTTTTTGCCGTAGGTGGGCGGCAGCCAGTTCTTTTTCTGACCGGCAAAGATGTTCAAACGGTCGATGATGCGGGACGCCTCCGGCTTAAACTTGATGTGGCAGGTGCCCTTTTTGTAGAAGGTGCAGGTGAAATAGGTGAAATCCGCCTTGTTCATTTCGTTCATGTTGGCGATGCGGACGGCGCGATCTATGGGTGTGTGGAAAGTAGTTTCGCCGCGGTCCAGATAGTTCATAGCGCGTTCCAGATCGGAGATTAGGCTGTTCACCCGGTAGCTGTCCAGCTTTTCACGGCCCCAGCTGGCGCAGCAGCCGTTGGAGGGGATGATGACTTTCATACCCACCTTGTGGGCCTTGTTCGTCGCCCAGCCGTTATAGTAATGGATGTTGTTGGCGCACTCCGGGTACCAGGAGTGCTTGGCGGAGAAGGTGTCAAACAGATCAAGGATGGAATCCTCGACGCCGCGGGAGAGCTGGTGGGCAATCTCCCGCATGACGGTTTCGATGTTGTACCGGGAGAAATCGTACTCGGAAAGAGAATTGACCTTGCCGTAATAGTCCTGCTGCATGACAGAGGTCATTTTGTCGGTGAGCTCCGGACGGCGCAGGAGATTGCTCCAATACTTGGCGCGGAGACCGAAAAGGTAGGCGTTCAGCATGGTGGCGTTGTTGCCGGTGTTCCTGTTGCCCACCTTGAGGGACAGGAGGGGTTCTCCGTGATCTCTGCCGGGGTCCATGTAGGGGCGGAGGGCGGCGAACTCGTTGATAAGCTTTTCGCCCAGGGCGGCCTCGAAGTTATAGCCATCGATCATGTTCTGCAGCCAGTCGGCGGAGGCAAGGTCGGTGGCTTGTTCGCTGCTTGGGGTGCTCTTTTCGTGGGCGCGGCGGAGGGAGGAAAGAATGTCGCTGGGGATTTCTTTTTTCGGTATGTTCACATAGACCAGCGCGATCTCCACGTCGGTGGGGCGCTGGGCATGACGGAAGGCGTTTTCAATGAACTCAATGCGGGCGTTGTGTTCGTGCAGCTGTTGCAAAAGAATTTTGCGGCGGTTAGTGTAGGGGTTGCGTATGGTCTCAGCGTTCAGCAGGCAGACGATCTGGCCGCCGCGCTCCATGAGGGAGAGGGCGTGCAAAAGGTGTTCGTCGCCGCTGTCGAAAGGCGGATTCATGATGCAGAGGTCGTACTGCTTGAAGCTGCGGAAGGTGAGAAAATCGTCGTGGACCACGTGCAGCCCCTTGCCGCGCAGGAGGGCGGCAAGGTCGCTGTCGCGCTCGATGCAGTCTATGTAGGTGTTGTTCTCGTTGAAGGAGATACGGCGGCTGTTCCTGTAGCTGCGGACGAAAGCGGTAACGGCATCGGCAAGGTCGCCTTTACCGGCGGAGGGCTCGAGGATGGAAAAGACATTTGCCCAGTCCACGCAGGAGAGCATTTTCCCAGCCAGTTTGGAGGGCGTGGGGTAAAAGCCGCTGTTGTCGAAGGACGGCAGGCGGCGGAGATCGGCGGCGCGGCTGTTCGCTGCGGCGGTGGTCACGGCGGCGCTGTGTTCACTGTACCAGTCGCGGATCTTCTTTTTCGCTCCCGCGATGGTGGAGGCGCGGCCCAGGTAGTCGCCGCGGTCGTCGCCTCCGGTGGTGGCGCTGACAATATATTCCGTGTTGCCGTAGTAAGATCTGGCCTTGATGGTGGCGATCTCGGCGCCGTGGGCGGAAACGGCGATGTGTTCATCTCCATAATGGTTTTTCTTGGTGGCGTAGGTAAACATGGGCGGTGGCCTCCTTGTAGATTTTTGGTTTGGTGTTCAGGCGGTGAGGGCGTCGCGCTGGGCGATGAGCGCGGCCAGCTCGGCGGTGTGGATGGTGCGGCGGTGCTGTTCAATACAGTTGTTCGCTGCCTGACAGACGCGCTGTCGCTGCTCGGCGTTGAGGTACGGCGCGGCGGTGCGGAGGGCGGCAGCGGCGGAGAGGAGCTGCTGGCGCTCCTGCTCCGTGGCCGCGGTGCGGGTCTTGATTCGTGTGGGCATGGGGGCTCCTTTCTTCGTCAGGTGCGCCGCCGGGGCGCGGTGCGGTAGGCGGCGCCGTTCTTGGTCTCGCCCCGGTCGATCTTGCCGGTGTTCACAAGAGCGGTGAACATTTCGCGGATCACCTGCTCGGTGATGTCGCCGGTGCAATGGCCGTTCTGGCCGTCCAGGCGCTGGACGTGGAATTTGCTGATGACCACGGGCAGGGCGTTGTAGTCAAATTTATAGAGGTTGCGCCGGGGCGTTTTGAACGCCTCCAGCAGGGCGGCGTTTATGTCGCCGCGCTTGCTGTTCAGATAGTCCCGGTACTGCTGCGCCGTCCAGTTGTAGGCGGTCTCGTAGATGTCGGTGGCGTAGTGCTGGAAGGTGCAGCCGTGTTCCAGCGCGGCGGAAACGGCGGGGATCAATTCCTCGGTGACGTAGCCGCTGACTTCCTGCGGGTGGATATAAAGGGAGCTGTTCCCGTTGGTGACGGTGGCACCGTTGCCGTTCCGGTACGGCTCTTTGATGGTCCAGCCCTCGGCGGCGAACAGGCCCAGAATGTCACTATAGAAATTCTCGGTCTTGTCCTGGTCCATTCCCTTGCCCCATACATAACCGGAGTTCAGGCGGAAATAGACGTGCTTATAGGGGGTATCGTCGCGCTGTTCGCTGTTTTCCTGACGGCGCTGTTCGGCGTAGGCTTCCAGCTCGTCCAGGCTGTGGCGGATGGCGGAAATGGCGTTGGTAGCGGTGTCGCCGGTGGGGTCGCCGGTGATAACGTCTTTCAAAACGGCGGCATTGGCGGCGATGGCGTCGCAGTGGGTGCGGACGGCGGCCGCCTCCGGGATGGGATACTTGATGGTGGACATGGTGATTTCTCCTTTCGTTGTTCAGATGATGGCGTTTTCTCGGATCACTGGAAAATATAGGCGATACCTTCGGAGAATTTTCTGCTGGACTGCCCCCACTTGAATTGATACAAAGAACTGTCTCCGTTCAAATTCCAATTAAGGGTTTCTTTCATGTCCGCTGTGTTAAGAAATTGCAATATTCCACGCTCTTTTATCTGTTCGGCTCCCCAATAATTATTTGTCCTGTTGTCAAAAACAGAAATTGTATTGATAAGCCCGGAGCCGCGGTCACTTTCGACAGTTATAACGAGTTTTGCCTTGTGTAAAATTTTTCTCCTCATGGTGTTCCTCCTTTCCGGGGAGGCGGTGCGCCTCCCCTGTTCGGTTTAGTCGGGCTGTTCAGTCACGGGGTGTTCCCATGTGCTGTCGTGGTGAAAGACGAAATACAGGTGTTCGCCGTAGTTCTCGATGGTGTCCGGGGTGCGGGTCAGGCCGTGGCGGGCGGCGGTGTCGATCACGCCCTGGCGCAGGGCGCGAAGGTCGCGGTAATAGTTCTCGTTCACAACGGGGATGTCGAATTTCACCAGCAGGATCACCTGCTCCATGTGGTCATAAAATCCATCGAGATCAAATTCCACCTTGACGGCGCCGGGGAGGGTCAGCAGGTCGCGCTGCAGGGCGGCGCACTGTTCAGAGATGCCGAATCGGGCGGCGGTGGCGGCGGTGCGGTCGTTCATTTTGTTTCCTTTCTGCCCTCGTGACCTCCGGGGCGGGCTGTTCGTGGTGGGGATGTGGATTTTTACAAGGGGCGATATGTGTCGATAGCTACTTGACAAGCAATCTTTGTGCGGTATCTGCCAAAACAACATAAGGTGCTATATTTGCGACGTTTTGCATCCAATACCACCCACCAGATGCGCCCGTCTACGGCTGTTCGTTTTACCGGTATGAAACTGCAAGACTCCATAATTTTTACCTCCATTTTTCGCGCTGTTCGCGTTGTTCGTGTTTGTGGGTGGGTCGGCAGATGCCGCCCCGGTGAGGGTTAGTCGGGCTGTTCGGGATTTTCGCCGCGCTTCCAGCGACGGAACACCGCCAGGGCGTTTGCTTCGTCGCGGCGGTGCAGCTCCTGAAGGAAGAAGCGGGCCACGTCGATTTTCTCTTTATCAGTGGGGCTGATGGCGAAAACAGCTCGTTCAAGCTGTTCATCCGTCAGCATTTGCACCGATTCCAGAATGTCGGCGAAGTCCTGGCGGGCCTGTTCCTGCTCCTGCTGTGCCTGTTCAGCCTTGCGGCGCTGGTATTCTTCCAGCCAGGGCGCGGGCATGACGGAGACCACGCGCCCGCCCTCGGTGTACTGCTCCAGCAGGTCGGCCACTGCGACGATGGCCGCGCCGGTCTCCTTGTCCTCGTCGGTGGGCTTGCCGTTGCCAAAATTGCCCTTGTCGCGCAGGAACGCGCCAAAGCTGCGAATGTGGGCGATGAGTCCGCCGTCGTTGTCACCCAGGTCATAGCGGCCTTTATATGTGTCCTGCTCGCCGTCGGCGTTGGTGTAGGTGATGGAAAAGCTGGTTTTGTCATAGCCGCGTTCCTGGTCGGCGGAAATTTTTTCGTCCAGCGTCTTGAAAATGATCTCGGCGGCGGCGACGGAGAATTTCATACCATCATCAAAAGCGCCGTTTTCGCTCCATTCTACGGTGACGACCGGGGCACCGTCCTTGATGGGGTGTGCGGCGGCGGTCTGTTCGATGAAAGCGCGGTTTTCGTTACGGGTGCGGATGGCCTTTTCCCGGCGTTCCAGCTGTTCGGCGTGTTCACGCGCCAGCCGCGCCGACTCGGCGGCGGTGTTCATCTCGTGGACGGCTTCCACGTCGGCGGCGGTGGGGTGGCCTTTGGGCAGGGTGGCCAGCTCGGCGGCGTTGCGGTCAAGCTGTGCCTGCCGCCGGTCGATCTCGGCGCGGATGTCCTCCGGCTTGCGCCAGTGGTAGCGGCCCGGCTGCTGGGCGTCCCGGGCGTCCTGTTCCAGTTTGGCGATATACTCAGGCTCGCCGCGCATGGCGGATTTGAGCGCGGCGGCGCGTGCGTACTTATAGAGGGGGTGCGCCGGGGTCAGGGTGGCGCTGTCGCTGTCGAAATAGTCGGTGTAAAGGTCGGTTTCGTTCTTGACGGTGAACAGGTCGCGGGGGAGGTGGTCATAATCGCGGGCGCTGATTGTAACGCTGTCGCTGCGGCTGTCGGTGAAGTAGTAACAGCGGATCAGCTTCCCGCCGTTTACCTTGATGCCGTTCCAGAAAAAGCGGATGGATTCGGTTTTGTTGGTGTTCATTTTGTGTTCCTCCTGTTGTGTAGTCTGTTCCCCGTGTCAAGGGAACGAATTTACTTTTCTCGATGGGGTGGAGCTGGTGCGCCCAACTCCCCAGAGGCGGCGCGGCTGTTCAGCGTTTGCGGGGCTGGTCGATCCGGTCCAGCAGGCGAACAAAAAGCGCCGCCAGGGTGGCGGCGCCGGTGGCGGTGACGATGTAGGAAAAGACGGTCATTTTTAGCGCTCCTTTCGCTTGATACTGTCTGTGATGTTGTCCCAGTAGAATTTATAACCGGTGCCGAGCTGCTCAAAAATTACGGAATGGGCAAAGGTGTAAAACGGGGTGAACACCTCGCCGCGGCTGGTGTATGGGCTGCGCTCTGTGTTCCAGTCGATGCCCAGCCGCCCGGATTCCCGGCGGACGGTGAACACGTCGCCAAAGTGCCGCGTGATGATTTCGCGCCCGCTGCCGTCGTACAGGTGGACGCGCACGCGGTCGCCCTCGTCCAGGTCGGCGGGGCGATACCCGGCGATCCGGTACGTTGACGGAATGGCGAAGAACATATTTTTATGTTTCTCGTTGTAGCTGGCGCGGAACAGGTCGCCGGAGGTGGCGACGGCGATATATTTCCCGCTGGTGTGGATGTCCTCAAACTGCAAAAGCTGCATTTTGTTCTCCTTTCCGCCCGGTTTCGGGCATGAAAAAAGCGCTCCCGGAAAATCTCCGGGGGCGCTGTTCGTGTTTTGCCCCGCATTTTTCCGGGGCTGCTGTTCAGGTGGTGGGGGCGTCGGCGGTCGGCGTAATCTCGATAAAATCCCCGGCGCTGGTCTCGTACCCGCAGACAAAGCGGGCACCGCAGGCGGCCGCAATTTTGCCCAGGTCATCAACGCGCCAGTTTTGCGGAGATTTTAACCGGGTGTTTAGGTTTTGCGGGGCTATGCCGATACGTCTTGCAAGTTCGGCTTCACGGATGCCGGAATCTACAAGCAAATGACGGGTTGCGCGGCTTGCATCCATTGTATCACCTCTTTTTGTGCCCGTGTCGCTATATAGTCTACCGGCACGGGCTGAAATTGTGCACATGATAACACGATTTTTTGATTTTGTCAATTTTTACAATGATATTGTCATTTTCTTGTATAATATTACATATTGATATTATCATGTTTTAGTATTATAATTCTATATGTAAAGCAAAGGCAAAGCAAAAAAATTTTTTGGAGGTACAGACGATGACAAAGGTAGAACTTGAGGCCCTGTTAGAGATCGAGAAGATCGATGACGAAGTGGCGCGGACTACAATTAGAAACTGGTTTATCCATGACGCGAATTTCCGCACCGGCTATTTGAACTGTGGCGCGATGATGCGAAACGCCGCCGACTGCGAGAAGGAGCGCCAGCGCCGCCAGGAGGCCGAAGCCCAGCGCGACAAAGCGCGATCCGCTCTTGACAAGGCGCGGAAGCTGAACAAGGCCAACAGCAAGGGCAGGAGCGCGGCGGAGGCCGTCCGGGACGATTGCCGCCAGCAGTTGGAGGCGGAGAGGGCGAAACGGAAAGCGCTTGAATCCGAAGTGAACCGGTTGAAAGCCCAGCTTTTCGACCTGATGGAAACCCAGCAGCGGCGCAGCGCCTGACGCTTCCGGAGGGGTTGAGCGTATCAGCCCCGCCCCATAACTACTATTTACAAGGAGGACGACAGACAATGAACGAGAACACCAAGACCGCCCGCGCCGAGTGGGAGAGCATGAGCGGGGAACAACAGTATAACGCGCTTGTGGCGATGGCCTGGACCGTGCGCCGGAAGGCAGAGGCCCGCAACCAGACCGGCGCCGCGTGGATCGAGACCGAGGACGACGCGCAGACCGTAGCCGCCGACGCCTGGACCCGGATGGGCGCCGCGCTGGATCGTAACGAGGCCCAGGACGCGCCCGCGCCGCTGGCGGTGATCCTGTACCGGGCAGCAGCCCAGGCCGCGCACAGCATAAGCAGGGCCGAGCAGAGACACGCCCGCGCCATATCCGCCACCATTGACGACGACGGCGCCGAGCGCTGGCAGATCGACACCGAGGCCGGGACGGACTGCGACGCGATAGCACCCAGCCCGGAGGCCGCCGCGATCCTGCGGGAGAGCGTGGAGAGCGTCGCCCGGGATCAGGTGGACCGCGTAGCGCTGACAATGACCGCCCGCGGGTACACTACGGCGGAGATAGCCGCCGCGCTGATGGTTGACCGGTCCACCATTTCCCGCCGCCTGTATGCCATGCGGTACCGCTACCACGCGCAGCAGGACAACGCCCAGGACTAACCACGGACGCGCCCAGCAGGGCGCAGGAAGGAGACAAGGCACCATGACGACCAACAACACCACCAGCCCGGGAACCCTGTACAACATCGCCCCAGAGGGCAAAGCGCAGCTATACACCGCCGCGGAGATCAGAGCCGCAGCAGCGGACGGCCTGCAAATCTGGCTTGACGTGGGCCGCCGCTGGCCCCGCGTCCCGTGCCGCCTGGCCGCCACCGTGCGCGGATGGGTAACGGCAGTAGGGGAACACGGCGCAATATATCAAGCGTGGGCCGGAGACTTCCACGGCAGCCCCAGCCCCGCCGAGATCGTCACCGCCTGACCCAGAACAGACAACCGAATAAGCCCAAACCAGCACCGCCAGGACGGAACCAAAACCGCCCCGGCGGTGCTAATTTTATGCCCGTGCGGATTTTTGACAATGCCACAGGAAATATAGAAATCGAACAGAAACGCCCCGCCACGCTTTCCGGGCGTTGAAGGAATGTCCCCACACCGACCCCCAGAGAAAAACGCCGTCAGCAGCCCCACAGAGGGCAAAGAAACGGGAAAGAGCAGCGGCACCCCCTCACGCGTGCGCGCGCGTTAATTCCGGGCGCGGTTGAATAAAGAAGAATATACCCCCGTATACAACCATACCCAGCGGAGCAGAAACGAGCACCAAAAACCCCAGCGGGAGACCCGAAGCAGGAGAACAACGGAGAAGGACGGAGACCACCAGCGGGAAGCACTGACCGGAAGAAAAGAGCGGCGGCGAGGGGAGGGAAGGAGAGTCGCCCGGCGGCCTATGTTCCGGGCTGAACAGCTGACCGACGGGGACCGGCAGCGGCGGCGGGTGCCCCGGCTCCATGCCCTGACCATTCGGCAGACGGCAGCCACCACCGATAAAACAGCCAAAACCGGCGGAAATCGTCAAATCAGAAGCCGAAAGCGGACGAAATGAAAGAGAACTTGCAAAAATCGCAACATTCCTTTACATATTAGGACAATATGGAAAGGAATGTCACCCGGCGGCGGGCGTATTTCCTGCAAAATCCGGCGGAAATGGACGGCACCGGCACCCGCTGACCACTACCGGCACCACCTGACCACCCCCAGGACGGCAACCCGGGGGAGGTTTACAAACCGGAAGGGCAAAGCCTTTTCTCCCTGCTACGCAACTCTCCTCCCCGCTCCCATGTTCCCCTCTCCGACACCAATTCGCGTTTCTCACGCAAGTTACCGGCAAGTTAGGGGTAGGGGGGTGGTTTTGAAACCGGGTCGAAAAAACGAAACGGTCAAAAGGCCGAGGTCGAAAAAATAAAATTTCGGCGGGCGCAAGCGCCATATATGTGAGGGGGAGGTACGACCTTTGTGCGGCGCTGGTGCGAGGGTGCCGGCAAAGTGTTGACACGGATGTTATATGTGGGTGAAAAAGTTTTTCTGCTTCCCTTGACACGGCGATTAGACTACCGGTTGCCAAAGGGCCGGGCGCAAGTGGTCGGCAAGTTAGATCGAGGGAGTGCTTTTGATATGGTGGTAGACATTTTCGGGACTGATAAGAAGTACAGCGTGATTTACGCGGATCCTCCGTGGACGTTTAAGACGTACAGTGCAAAGGGCAAGGAGAAGAAGTCTGCGGAAGCGCATTACCGCTGCATGAGAAAAGAGGACATACAGGCGCTGCCGGTGCAGGGCATAGCGGCGGAGGACTGCGTACTGTTTCTGTGGGTGACTATGCCTTGTTTGGAGGAAGGCTTGGAGCTGATCCGTAAGTGGGGATTTACCTACAAGACCTGTGCGTTTACATGGGTAAAGCAGAACCGGAAGTCGGACGGGCTGTTTTGGGGTCTTGGTTTCTGGACCCGGGCCAACGCAGAGCTGTGCCTGCTGGCGACAAGGGGCAAGCCGAAGCGTGTGAGTAAGGGCGTACACAGTGTGGTGCTGAGTCACGTGCGGGAGCACAGCAGGAAGCCGGATGAGGTGAGAGACCGGATCGTGGAACTGATGGGAGATATACCCCGCATCGAACTGTTTGCCAGACAACAGGCGGAAGGCTGGGACTGCTGGGGTGACGAGGTATAAGTGAAGGTGATTTCAATGACTATGCGGAGGATGGGGGATGTGGCGACGGACGTGCTACTGGACGAAGTGCTGGGCGGCAGGGTAGATGAAATGCTGCTGGACAGGGACGCGAACCTTGGTGCGCTGCTTCGGCTGCGGCGGCATTTCCCAAAAGCGGCGCTGAAACTGACGGACGATCAGTGGGTATACCTGAGCGAGATGTACGATGGCGGCATGAGCGTTACGGAGATCGCGGCGCTGCACGACGTAAATAAGAGCACGGTCAGCCGGAGCGTGAACCGTGCGAAAAAGACTTTGCAGGACTATCTACAGTTCTGCCTGTGAGGAGATGTGAGCTGATGGAGGTACTACGCATTGTTTTCCCGCTGCTGATGGTGGCGGGGGCGCTGGGGAGCCTTGTGGTGAATCTGGTGCAGAAGGGTGACTGGGCAACCAGTCTGCAATGGTTGGGCGCGTGTCTGCTGTACACGGCGCTGACGATGAGGAATGTGGGGTGAGGACGTGGAGTACATCAACAGGCCGCTGACAAAGGAGGCAGCAAGAAAACTGCTGGCGCTGGACCTAACGACAAAGGAGCTGACCACCTACGAGAAACTGGACGAGTGGTACACCGCATGGGGCGGGAGGTGCTATATCAGTTTCTCCGGTGGAAAGGACAGCACGGTGCTGGCGTATCTGGCAGCGCGGTATCTATCGAGTTTTAGGACGCCGCCGTGGGAGCTGAATTTGGTGTTTGTGAACACAGGGTTGGAATACCCTGAGATACAGAAGTTCGTCAACAAGTATGCCGCATGGCTGCGGAAGGACAAGAACGAGAAGCGGCTGGAACGGTTGCGCGGAGAACTGATGGACAAGAACGGAAAGAAAAGCCCATTCAACTGCGACAACTGGGAGTTTCTGCTCTATGCGCCGTTTTTGGTATCCAGCGAATGTTGCCGCGTGATGAAAAAGAGCACAGGGCACCGGTACAGCACGGCCACGAAGCAGAAACCGATACTGGCGATGATGGCCGAAGAGGGCCGTATGCGGTATCAACATTGGCTGACGAACGGCTGCAACGCATTTGATGGCAAGACGCCGCGAGGGAAGCCCATGAGTTTCTGGACGGAACAGGACGTGTTGCGCTACATCGTTGACCACAATATCCCCTATGCCAGCGTCTACGGTGACATTGTGTCCAGCGACGGCGAGAACGACTACGGCTCGACGCTGATCGACTGCAAGCTGCACTGCACGGGCTGTCAGAGGACAGGATGTATGTTTTGCGGGTTTGGAGCGCACCTGGAAAAGGGCGAAAACCGATTTGAGCGCATGAAACTGACGCACCCGAAGCATTATGAGTTCTGCATCGGCGGCGGTGCATTCGACACGGACGGGCTGTGGAAGCCCACAAAGGACGGCCTCGGCTATGCGCGGGTGCTGGACTACATCGGAGTGAGGTATTGAGGATGAGCTCCACGAAACTGTTGATGATGCCGGAGTACCTGCGCGAGGGAGATTTTGTGGAAACCGTGGATGGCCGGGTGGGGTACATCAAGAGCATCTGCCGGTGTGAGAAATGCCGGGAGCGTGGGTTCTATGAGCCGATTGTACATTTTACGGACGGTGAGGAGGACTGCATCACCAAGTACGAGGCGGAAAACGGCTTCAATGGCTATAAGCGCATCGGACGGTGGGAGAATGAGAAAGCAGTAGTGCAGAAGCCCAAGGAGATTCTTCACTGCGGGAGCGTGCGTAAGTTCGAAAACGGGACTATGAGATACGCGCCAGACACGCAAGTCATGCAGGATAAGATCAACGAACTGGTAGACGCTGTAAATGAATTGCGAAAGGAGGAGCAGAAATGAATGAACGAAAGGTGCTGATCGTCCGCGTGAAGGGCGGTATGCAGATAGTGCAGGACGTAACCAACTATATCATAGAGGGGCTGGTGCGGGGCGTGCTGGTGCTGCCGGAGGAGATCACGTCTTACGCCGTTGAGGAGTTTCCTGCGCTGGGCGTGGAAAATGAGGACACCATCTATACGGTCGCACCGGAGGGCGTACCGGCGATAAAAATACTCAACAAGGACGATATACTTCCCATTGGCGCGTATATGCAGGTGCAGGAGGAAAGCAAACAGCGCGATGAAATCGAAGCCCAGCCAGACCCAGCACCGCAGCCGACCGAACCCGCCACGCCGTTTAAGCCAAAGGGCGCGATGGCGGAGATCAAGCGGGATGTTTTTATACGGCTGCAAGCCTACCAGCAGAAAACAAAATTGGGCTGGGCACAGAGAGTGTCCGATGCTACCGGCGGCAAGGTGGCGCCTGACGTGGTGCGGCTTGGTCTGCTGGAGGCTCGGGACATCGGCGTTGACCGCTGGAAACTCATCGGAAAGGCGCTGGACAAACTGGAGGAGGAAATGGAGAAATGAAAATCTACATAGCTGGAAGGATCACGGGAAACCCGAACTATAAGGCACAGTTCAAGGCTACGGCGGCCATGCTGCAGGAAGAAGGTCACACCGTCCTAAATCCGGCGGAGCTGCCGGAGGGCATGAAGCCAGCGGACTATATGCGTATATGCTTTGCTATGCTGGATAGCGCGGACGTGGTGCTTTCTCAGTACGGATGGCAGGAGAGCAAGGGCGCAAAATTGGAGTACGACTACGCAAAATACATCGGGAAGAAAAATATCGTCTTCAACGATTCTCTGGACAATTACAAGGACAAGATCAAGAGCATTTCCGTTATGATGCGCTGGATGATGGATGAGGACTGACCAAATGGATAAGGCCATCTGGACAGTCCGCACCGCCAAACTGTGCCCCAAGTGCATCAAGGAGATGGAGACGGAGTACATCGTGTACCTGACACACGAGCAGCAGAGGAACCGCATGAAGGACATAGCCATACACGGTTACTGCGACCGCTGCCACGAGGAAAGCTTCATGCTGCGGATGCGCCAGTACACCATGAATGGCAGGACACTACGGGCGAATGGGCTGGATAAAAAGATGAAGGAGTATTTTGGATGATAAAGAGCGGCGGAACAGGCGGAGCCGGCGGATTTGGCCCGGTATACATTGCCAATGGTGGTGCCGGCTGCGAGCCCGGCTCCGGTGTATGTACGCCCGGCTCAGGAGGCTCCGGTGGAAATGGACGATTTATCTGGAGCCGCACAGAGGATGGACGCGCGATGAGGCTTTGGCAAAACGCACCGCCCTGCTGCCAGACGCACAACCTCCGTCTCATACAAAAGCGCGGAACCGAGATTTACCATAAGTGCTATGTTTGCGGCAGAGACTGGAAGGAACCATTACCAGTAAATCCTATGGAGGCGGTGAAGATAAACCTGATGCCAACGAAGTGGGAGAACGGAAAGAAAACGCCCTCAATACCGGAGGGAGCAATGATCGTACACTTGTGAGGAGGAAAGCATGATGGGAATTTTTTTGGGCGTCCTTGTCGTCCTCGTTCTGGCTTTTGCCGCATTTATCCACATCGTTTCAACGGACAATGGGCAAGGCTATCAGCCCAACAAGCCCTTGAACGGTCCTCCCCCCAACAAGGGGAACTGCATACAAAAACTACCTGATGACAAGAAGCGGCATAAGGCGGCGCTGATGATACAGACCGGAGATTTCCGCAAACCGGAACGGATTATCGGTATTGTTTATGGGGAGGATGCGGCCTTATGGCACGCTTACATTTTCAAGTCCTGCTGCGGCGCGGAATATTTTGAGGACAACGGGGAACTGGCCGGTGTCGTTATTCTGCCGGAGGAGGATACGTGATGAACCAGTATAACAGAAAACCAAGCGGTCAGTTGGATGTGTGTCCTCACTGTGGAAGAGATAGCGGGGAGCGCAAAATCGGTATTCATGTGCCGGAAAGGTATTATGTGCGCTGCGCGAGCTGCGGCTTCACTCTGTCAGGGTGGAGCCAGAGCGCCGCTACGGCAAGCTGGAACAGACTAAGCAAGAAGGTGAGGACATGAAAAGCAAATGTTGCATTGGCTGCAAATGGCACGAGGAATGGACTTGGGCGTGCTTCAACGGGGACAGCCCGTATTGCGCCGATTTTGTAAACTGCGGGTGTCCGCTGTACGAGGAGAATATAACCAATGACAAGAAGGGAACAGATAGTCTATAAAACTATGAGCGAGAATATCGCCCGCGCAGGGGAGTTTGGCTTATGCCCCGGACCGTTCGTTGCTATGCGGGCAGAGTATCGGCGCGTTGTGCGTCGGGAGCAGACACACTTCCTGTTAGAGTTCATGCTGCTGACGCTACTTATTTTCGCACTGATCGCTCCGTGGAGAGCCAGCGCGGACACGCCGCACACCGTTTTGCGGGTGGAGTGGGGCGAAGATACTGACAGCCGCGATACGATCGTAGAAGAGGATCCCGATGAGTCGGAACGCATACTGGAAGCCGTCAAGGCAAAAAGCAACGTGCTGGAGGACTGCATCATTACCGGTTACTGTGCAGACTGCGTTGAGAAGTACGCGCACATGAACCAAGACGAGTTTGGCCGGGTGTTGACCGCCAGCGGCCAGTGGGTATATCCCGGCGCCTGCGTGGCGACCGACCCAGATGTGATACCGACCGGCAGTACAGTCATCATCGGAGACAAGACATACATCGCCCTGGACATGGGCGTAATAGGCAAACACGTTGACATACTGATGACCCATGAGGAGGCCGCCGTAGCGGGTGCCAGAAGGGAAACGGTGTGGTGGTGTGAAGAATGAAACCCTATATATTATATAATGTATTTTTACATCATTCGACAACGGGCGTGACGAGTTGAGCAGGTTTGCAAGTATGCGATTTTACACACGAAAATGCACACGGGTTTCAATAGTATTGTGGCACAGCGGGTTTAGAAGGAAAAGTGAGCGTTCGAATCCTTCTCCCGCTGCCAAATGAAGGGAAATCCCGCAGTCGTTGAGACTGCGGGATTTCTTGTTGTTTCAAGGGGTTTGCGCGTTTTTGGCATAAAACTTATCGGTTCGTTTGCCGCTTTTTTGGTGCGCTCTGGAACAGGGGTTTCCTGCGTTTTTACACACGGATTTACACACGAAAAGCGGACCTGGGGCGGTCACAAATTTTCTTTGTAGAAATTTTCCATCTCCCTGACGCGGGCATTTAAGTCGCGGGCGGCAAGGTGAGTATATATTTCGTGCATAACCTTGTAATCTGACCAGCCGCCGATACGCATACATTCCTCCTCCTTGAAGCCGAGACTGTAGGCCAGGGATGCGAAACTATGGCGCAGACCATGTACACCCACCTTGGGAAGTCCGTTTGCTTCGCAAACATCGTTGATCTTGCGCCAGAGCCCGTTTGGCGGCTGGTACGACACACGCTTGCCCTTGGGACCATTTTCATCCTTGAGGAGCTGGCGGAGGCGGGGGATCATAAAGGGAACGACACGATTTGACTTTTTGGTTTTGGGTGTTATCTTCTCCACATACTCGTTCTTTTCGTTCTGCGCGATGACGGCATGAACACGGAAGGAGTCGGACTTAAAATCTATGTCGTCCCATTTGAGGGCCAGCAGCTCTCCGCGGCGCAGACTGTGGAGGGCGAAAAGCGCTTCCTTCTCGAAGGACTTGCCATCGATGGCTTTGCAGAATACGATGATCTGCTCCGGCGTGAGCCACTTATGCTCGGAAACAGGGAGCTTTGGAAGCGTTACTTTTGGAGCGGCGATGCCGTTTTCCTCTAAGACGGATTTAATAAACCCCCAGGCATTTTTCAGCGTTTTTGGGGCGCAGAGCGCGGCCTCCTCGTTTATATACGACTGCCAATCTACCGGCTCGCGTATGTTGACCCCTTGGCAAGACTTGAAGCGGTTTTTCTGATAGATGCGGTAGCCGCGGATAGTGTTGGGAGAGAGAAGGGTACGGCGCGTGATATAATTTTCAATGGCTTCAGAAAGCAGAAGCGGCTGGTCTTTGGCTTTTTTCTGCTGCTCCACAAAGCCGGCGCGGATGGCTTTGGCCTTTGCGATGCAGCGATCCTTGGTAGGTTCGGTGACAGACTGCTGCTCGGCACGGAGATATATGCGCCAGCTGCCGGATGGAAGCTGCTTTGGCTCCGGCACTTTGATAACGCCGTCCTTTTTGCGCTCCCGCACCTGCTTCTGGCCGCACCAGGGGCAGAACGTGGCGTTGTCAGGGACTTCGCGCTTACAGGACTTGCATTTCGTTGACATTTTGATATTTTCGTGTTACCCTACTGTTGTAGGCTCCTTTCTTTAAGGCTCGTGATGGTGTTGGCGGGAATAGAGCTTATATGGAAAAGCCGTCCGATCGGGCGGCTTTTTCTTTTTTTAACAAAGAATCTCAAGAAACTTGTGATATGTGTGCATTGAAACCAGGAAACTTGTGATATATAATGTAGAACACAGTAGAACTTATGTTCTATTTTTGCTCGATTATATTTTTTGCAGCATCGCGCAGTGCACGGTATCCGATAAGGCTGCACACGCCGATAGAAACTGGCACAAGAAGGATAACAAGCCACGCAAACGTTGTAGGCCCGTTCTGGAGAACAAAGCCAGCATGGGGGTTGCGGAAGTCGAAAAAAAGGTAAACAATTAAGAACAGGGAGAGGATCGCGGCAAAAATTGAGGAAAACACAGACCAGCGCTTGTAATAATCGCGCTGGCGGATAACGGCATCCAAGCGCTGGGTGCAAAGGCCGTTGACCTGCTTCAGGCGTACCACGTCGCCGGAGCTGACGGCGTTATCCAGTTCCAGCTCGTGGATGCGTTCCCGCATGGCGGAGGGGGCGGACGCAGGGGGCTGGATCTCAAACGTCTGATCGGCGGAGATGCCGACGGATTTCATCACGGCTACAGCATCGTACAACTTTGGATCGCGCTCACCGGACTGCATTTTGCAGACGGCGGAATAGCTGATGCCGGACAGTTCGGCCAGTTCCTCGTTGGTGATGCCCTTGTCCATTCTGGCTTTACGGACAAGGGCAGGGAAGTCCTGAATATGCTGCGCGATTTCCTGAATTTCTGACATGATTTCCCCTTTCTATCGGTAACGGATACTATTTCATCCGCTGCGGATCTTATTTTACCCGTAAATTTCCATATTTGGGTGGCAGTTTTCCAAATATGGAGCGGCCTCAGAGGGCCAATTACCCAAATTGGGGAGCGATTCCCCAAATTGAACGTAGACACCGGGTCGCACATAGAGTACGATTGAACCAAGCAAACGCCAGAAAACGACATACGAGGGGGCAGAGAAATGAACGAACAGGAAGCAAGGGAACTGTTGGACGGAATGACAAGAGAGGATATGATTAGTCTTTATGAGATGCTCTTAGCTTTGCAGCATAAGAAATAACGTCTGCTACTTCGCTGGGGGAAAGCCCTATAAGGACATTCATAAGTGCGGCATGAAGCTCGTTGGTCGAAAGATCGGCGGGCTTTTTGTTTTCCTCGAGGTCTTTACAGAGCAAATAATCAGGGTTGACCTCCAAAATCTCGGCCATACGCAAGATATTGGCATCTTTAGGTACACGGCCTTTGCTTTTCCACTGGGCAACGGCGGAGGAAGAAATAGGAACCATCGCGTAAAATTCCTCCTTCGTCCACCCCTTGGCTTTTACAAGGCAGTCGATGCGGTAGAGCATTGTCGTAATATCCATAAATTGGCTCCTTTTTTTGTGCAAAATATAGAAACGGGTGCAACCTCTTCCAAACCCCTTGACTTAGCAATACGAAGTGATATACTAAGTATGCGAAGTGAAAAACGAAGCGCGCACGAAGTGGAAACTGTGGTGCGAAGATGGCGTTAAATATGGTTCCAGACAAACTGTATTAAATCACACTCTTAGCAAATTGTCAAGCCACACTAAGCAGAACTTTGTTGCGCGAAGTAAAAGAGGTTAGGAGAGTGAAGAATTGAAAGTAAATGGTTTCAAACTGGCGCGTATTAAGGCGGGACTTTCTCAAGAAGAGGCTGCGGCAAAACTTGGAGTGAGCCGCGTTACCGTATCCAGTTGGGAATGTGACTTGTATAAGCCTTCGGCAGATACGTTACTGAAGATTTCGGATATGTACGGCTGCACGATAGATGAGCTTCTCAGGGGAGGGCTCACGAAATGAACGAGATGCAGGTGTTTAACTACAAGAGCTCTCAAGTCAGAACCGTAGAAATCAACAGCGAGCCTTGGTTCGTGTTGAAGGACGTATGTGCGATACTTGGTATTGCGAACCACAAAATGACCGCACAGAGGCTTGATATGGATGAGGTCAGCCAGACTTACCTCACCGATTCTCTTGGGCGAAAGCAGGAAACCTCCATCATCAACGAAAGCGGCCTGTACAACGTGATACTGCGTAGCGATAAGCCGGAGGCGAAGCCCTTTCGCAAGTGGGTCACATCGGAGGTGCTGCCCTCCATTAGAAAACACGGTACATACATGACCCCAGAAGTCATCGAACGGACACTGACTGACCCGGACTACATCATCCAGTTGGCTACCACACTCAAGGAGGAGCAGCAGAGACGCAGACTGTTGGAGCGTCAGGCCGAAGCGGATAGACCGAAGGTGCTGTTTGCGGATGCTGTGAGCGCGTCCCACACGTCCATCCTTGTGGGCGAGTTGGCAAAGCTGCTGCGGCAGAACGGCGTAAACATCGGGCAGAACCGGCTGTTTGCATGGCTTCGGGACAACGGCTACCTGATCCGCCGCAGCGGGACGGACTACAATATGCCTACGCAGCGGTCGATGGAAATGGGGCTTTTCAGTATCAAGGAAACTGCCATCAGCCGGTCGGACGGCTCCGTTACCGTCAGCAAAACAGTGAAGGTGACGGGCCGTGGGCAGACGTACTTTGTGGACAGGTTTTTAAGCAACGGGGAGGGGAGAAAATGCCGAGAGTGAAGCCCTTGGGTGTGAACCCAACGGAGCAGAAGATCGTGGCGCTGCTGTACGGCGCGATGGAGACAGAGGGCGTGCAGAAGCAGGAGCTGGCCGCAGCATTGGGAATGACCCCCAAGACGCTGCGGCAGCGGAAGAAAGACCCGCTGGACTTCACGGTGCGGGAGCTTCAGAAAGCCTGCCGGGCGCTGCACATCCCCATAGACGACCTGCGGTCGGCCATCACGCTATGAGCTGGCGGTGCAGGATATGCGGCGTGAGGTTTGACGCGCCGGTGATCCGGGAGAGGAAAGAGAACCTGGACGGGGAGAACGGCATAGAGGTACGCCGGGATATGTATTGCCCGGTGTGCGGAGAACCGTACATAGAGGAGGACAATGATGAGCAGGACCAGAAGTGAGCGCCGGCGTGACTGGAAGTGGAAGGTACTGCTGGGCGTGAGCGCCTTTCTGGCGTGGGGCATCATCGGAGAAGTGGAGAACGGCGGCTCGCTGTGGCTGCTGCTTTTCGCGGGAGCCGCCCTGGTGGGCGCGTGGACAAGCTGTAAAGCCCTGGGGCTTTTCAGGTAAGGGAAATGGAGAGAATATGGTGGGAATAACAACAGAGCAGGTGGCGGCGATCAACGCGGCGCTGGAGAAGAACTACCGCGTTGAGCTGATACCGTTGAAGGACGGTGTGAAGATCGTCAAGGTCAGCAGAGCAGAGATCAAAGCCAAATAGTGTACCCCGCCTAAGTCAGTTGGCGGGAAGGGCGGAGCGTCGTCGAGTGGTTCGGAAATTCCGAACAGCTTGGCGGCGCTCTTTTTATTTGCAGGAAGGAAGTGGAGAAAAACGGAACGGCTGCACTTTGAGAACAGGGAGGACTGGTTGGCAGGACGTATGCAGGGCATAGGCGCCAGTGAAGCCGCAGCGGTGGTGGGGATGTCCCCGTGGATGTCGAAATTGGAGCTGTGGCGTCTGAAGGTGGGCGCGGAGAAAGCCAAGGATCTGAGCGGCAGCGCGGCGGTGAGCCGCGGCGTGCGGATGGAACCGGCACTGCGTGGGCTGTACACGGCCATACACCCGGGACGCACAGTGGACTACTACCCATACGACATTCTGTACCAGAAAGAACGGCCCTTTATATTTGCCACGCTTGACGGAGAGGTCACTGACGAGCGAGGGCGGAAGGGCATTTTGGAGATAAAGACCAGCTCACCAAACGGCAAAGCGGGATGGGCGAAGTGGTACGGGCAGATACCCAGCCACTACTATTGCCAGCTCCTGCACCAAATGCTGGCGACCGGGTACGAGTTCGTAGACCTGATGGCAAGCCTGGAAAACATGGACGGCGATCTGAGCATACGCACCTATCACTTCGAGAGGGCGGAACAGGAGACGGACATGGCGTGGCTGCTGGAACAGGAGACGGACTTTTACCAAAACAATGTGCTCAACGGGGTACCCCCTGCGGCAATATTACGACTTTAAGTGAAAAACGAAAGGAGAAATGAAATGGCATTTCGAGTGACCGTGCTGGACATGGAAACGGGAGAAGAGCGCGTATTCGTGCGGAACGCCTGCGGCGTGATATGCGCGGCGGTGATGCCCAATGAGGGCGGGGAGGACAAGTATGACGGCGTGGCCGCCGCCGACGTAGCCGAAAACGTACCTATCGGCACGGTGGGGCTGCTGGTGCGCCTGACGGAGAACGCCGTAAAGCTCGTTACCGAGAAGGACAGCCGCATCCGCCAGAAGATGGCGGAGGATGACGCGGCATGGGCTGCGGCACAGGCGGAGAAGGAAGCCACCACAAAGAAGAAGTCCGCCCCCAAGAAGGGCGGCAAGCGCACGGCCAAGAAGGAGGGCAAGTGATGAAACTGAAACTGACGATGACCAACGCCGAGACCGGCGAGGTACTGCGCGAGGAAACAGACCTGAGCTTTGCAATGATGTGCTTCGGGCGCAAGACGGAGGAGGGGATAGATTTCCAAGCTGTGACGCGGGGAGAAAATATGACCACTGCGGACTTTGCGCATTGCCTGGTCGGCGTTGACAATGCCGTGGAAAAGAACCTCCGCGACAACAAAGCCGTGTGTATGGCCTACACGCTGGTCAAGCTTGGCGTTTTGGGAAAGATCGTAGACGCGAGCGCAGAAGCGCGGCCCGGAGATGTCGCTGCCGATGCCAAGAAGGAGGGTGAGCAGGGATGATCGTAAAGGCGATGTATCACAAGCCGAAGCTGAACGGCTACGGCGGACAGGCGTACACCTTCCTCACCGACCTGCCGCTGCACCCCGGCGACAAGGTGCTTGTCCCCGGCGGCGAGGGCACGGAGAAGAAGGCCATCATCACAGAGGTGGACCTGCCGGAGAGCGCCATTGACCCGGCATGGGCGGACAGGGTGAAGCACATCACCAAGTACGACGCGGAGGTGACGGCATGAGCATCGAAACTGCGTTGCAAACCCCTGTCAGAAAGTGGGTAAGACATTATGAACATGATTGAGTTCCGTATCACAAGTGATTTGCAGGAACTCCGCAAACAGGCCATTGAGGCTAACTTCGAGGAAACAAAGGCGTGGCTGACGGAGAACCTGGAGCCCCTGCGGACGATGGCGGTGACACCGGAGAGCACGGCGCAGGCGAAGCAATATCGCGCGACGGTGAGGAAGATCCGGGATCACATCGACGAGAGCCGCAAGATGGCAAAGGCGGCGGCACTGGAGGCGTACAGCAGTTTTGAGACCAAGTGCAAGGAACTGACCGCCCTGTGTGAGGAGACCGCGGGTGCGCTGGACGTGCAGATCAAGGCGATGGAGGAGGCGGCGGAGCAGGAGAAGAAAAATCGCCTTGCTGAATATTTCGCCCAGGTGGTGGGCGACATGGCGGAGTGGCTGACCTTTGACGACTGCTTTAATCCCAAGTGGCTGAACGCCACCTACGCCGAGAGCACGGCGCGGATGGATATAAACGCCGCTATAGACCGCTGCCGTGCCGATTTGAACGCCATTCGTGCACTGCACAGCGAGTTCGAGACCACGCTGCTGGACGAGTACACCCGCACCAGGAACATCAGCGCGGTGCTGGTGAAGAACGAGACACTGGACCGCATGAAGGCCGCCGAGGAAGAGCGAAAGCGCAAGGAAGCGGAGGCCGCGGCGAAGTACGAGGAGCAGAAAGCCGCCTGTGCTGCTGTCCGCATGGCGTCCGCCGGTGACGCTGTAATTGAAGAACACAGTGAAGTCGGACAGGTCATCGCCACCGTGGAGCGCGAAGCATTTGAGCGTGCCGTGTCTGAGCCGGAACCTACCTACACCGTGGATTTCCGCGTATTTGGTACGGCGGCGCAGTTGGACGAGCTGCGTGTGTACATGAGGACTAAGGGCATCCGCTACGGGCGTGTGCCGCAGGAGTAAGGGAGGAGAAGGAACATGAAAACGCAGAATCAGACGGGCTTTACGCAGATGGCGCAGGCCAAGAAGCCCACATTCAGCATGGCGATCACGGCGCCCAACACCCAGCAGATGATCTCGCGGGCGCTGAAGAACGACAAGATGGCGGCGCGGTTTACCAGCACCCTGATCGGCGCGGTGAGCGCCAGCGAGGCGCTGAAAGCCTGCGACCCCGGCACCATCATTGCCGCCGGCCTGCGTGGCGAGGGCATGGGTCTGATTTACGGACACGGCTACTACATCGTGCCCTACGGCAGTGTGGCGACCTACCTGATGTCGTACAAGGGCTACATACAGTTGGCCATGTCCACAGGCTACTACGCGGACATCGACTGTGTGGAGGTGCGCGAGGGCGAACTGGAAGGGCGCTCCCGCCGCACGGGCAAGCCGGTCATCAACCTGGCCAAGTACGACACAGACGAGGAGCGCGAGAGCCACAAGGTCATCGGCTACTACGCCTACTTCGAGCTGAAGGACGGAACGTTCCGCTACGAGTATTGGAGCATGGACAAGCTGCTCAAGCACGCGGACCGGTACTCCCCGGCTTTCAAACTGGATAAGTATAACGCACTTATCAATGGCGAGCTGGATGCCAAGGAGCAGACCAAACTGCTGAACGGTACGCCCTGGTACGACGTGAACGGCGGACAGGACAAGATGTGCCGCAAGACCATGATGCGCCAGCTGCTGAACAGCGGTTATGCCCCGCTGAGCAACGAGGTACGCAGCTACTTCAACGAGGACAGCGACGATACCGTGGTGGCCACGGGGGACGGCGCGGAAACTGAGCCGGTCATCCCCACTACCGGACACGTGGTGGAGGACGATACCCCCACCGCAGAGCAGGAAACAGCCGCCACCAGCCACACAGCGCCCCCTGAGAGCGCCGCAGAGCCGAAGAAGGGCAACGACACCGCCCCGACCCGCAAACGCACACAGAGCCCCGCAGAGGGCAAGACGGAGGCGAAGGACTACTCCGCAGGGTTCTTTGGGGAGGGCGAGCAGTAATGCCTCTATTCGTTCGGAAGCGTCTGGACGGAGAGGGCCAGGCTGACGGAAGCCAGTACATGATCTGTACCGGCTCCGTCAGCCGGGATCCCCGGATAGGCGCGATACCCAAGAACAACCTGCCGAAGGTGGAGTTCGGCATGGGCTACGACAGCAAGCAGTTTATGAACGTGTGCGCCGTAGGTGATAACGCCGCCACGAAGCTGAGTGCGTGCCTGGAAAAGGGCGATGCGGTATGCGTGGTGGGCACATGGCGGCAGAAACCGTACACCACCAAGGACGGCGAGGCAAAGGTGTGGAGCGAGCTCCGCGCAGACCATGTGATCCCTTTGGGAGCGTTGGAAACGCTGCTGCAGGTGCCGGTGGAGATATTCCTGCGGCTGGCGGACTTGCTGCCGCAGCTGGAAAAGCTGTGCGCCGGAGAAACTCCCACCGGACAGCCCAGCAGGACGCAGAACACCGCGCAGCAGAGCGCGGCGGCACTGCACGAGATGGAGGATGACGAGCCGCTGCCCTGGGACCGGGACGGCGCGGACGAGGACTACGACCTGGGCATTTGAGGGAGGTAAGAGGACATGAAAATTATCTGCACGAAGGAAGAATTTGCCGCGATGCTGGAGGTTTGCGGTGATTGCATAAGGGGCGATACCTGTAAAGTGTGCCCCCTATACAGCGCGTGCGGGGGCAGCAAAGGCATCGTTAAACTCTGCGAGATTGGGGAAGCGGACTGCTCGCAGCAGCAACGCGCCGAACAGCCCAGCATTTTTGATATTGTGTGTTGTGACCATGAGGTAAAGGAAATGCTGATTCGCCAGTGCATCAGCGACCAATATGAGGACAACTGTAAATGCTGCGTTCTGCGTGGACTTTGCGGTTGCGGCAAGGACGAGGACAATGGTGGAAAGTCTGCGGATATCACAGAATTTTTGAAAGTCTGGGGGGAGAGGGACTGATGGCGACACGGAGGATGTTTACCAAGAGCGTCACGGATGATGACCATTTCATGGAAATGTCATCCTCCGCGCAAGCTCTTTACCTTCACCTCTCGATGGCCGCAGACGATGACGGTTTTTGCAACCAAGTCTCCGCCTCCATGTTTAAGGCGCACGCCAGCGTATCGGATCTCGAAACCCTGCTGAAATGCCGTTATATCTACCAGTTCGAGAATGGCGTGATCGTCATCAAACACTGGCGTATGGCGAACGCACTGCGAAAAGACAGGTACACGCAGACCCGTTTCAAGGAGGAATTATCGCTGCTTACGCTTGAAGCGAACGGCGCGTATACGGTGGATGACAACGTGGCGGAGAAAAGCGGGTACAACGTGGTACCCAAGTGGTTGCCGGATGGTTGCCATGTGGTTGCCGACTGTCTGCCACAGGTTAGGGTAGAAGAGGATAGTGTAGGTAAGGATAGGTTAGAAGATATATCTACAGGCTCTAAAGAGCCTGTGTGTCGGACAAGTGATGTCCGACGCATCGTGGCAGCGTGGAACGAAACCGGATTGACACAGGTGATGAAGGTAACGGCGGAGACCAAGCGGGGACGGGCGCTGAAAGCCCGCATCCGGGAAAACGGCGTAGATGGTGTGCTGAAAGCCATTGAGAACGTGAAGAACAGCCCGTTCCTGAAGGGCAAAAACAAGCGAGGCTTCGTGGCCAGCTTCGACTGGCTCATTACAAGCCCGGACAATTTCCAGAAAACCTTGGAGGGGAACTACACGCAGGAGTTCATCCCTGAAAACGACGCTCCCACTGTTGACCACGCCAGCGAAGCCTATCAGATCGCGCAGTACCTGGCGCAGGAGAAGGCCCGTGACAACCCCGGCAGGGCGCAGCCCACGGAGGCGGAAATGCAGAAGCAGGCCGTGGCGCTGAATGAACTGCACGAGCAGAACGGCGTGGCGTGGGACACGATAGACAACGTGCTGTACTTCGCACTGAACAGCCAGTGGTGGGGAAAGAAAGTGCAGAGCACCTATGACATGAAGCGGTATTTCAACGAGATATTTGCCGACATGGTGAAGGAGCAGGGCGCGGTGAAGGAGTGAAGAACACATGGAAATAGGCGTGATCGAGAAAGCCCCGGCGGCGGAGGTAGCGCTGTGGCAGCAGGACTACTCCGGGGACGCAGAACGGGCGGTGATCGGTTCAATGCTGATCGACGCGGCGTGCGTAAAGGACGTGCTGAACGCGGTGGAGGCTGACGACTTCTACATCAACACCAACCAGGAGGTATTCACCGCCATACGGCGGATGCACGTGGCGGCGAAGCCCATAGATGGGTTGACCGTGGCCAGCGAATTGGAGCGGGAGGGTCTGTACAGCAGCGAAACGCGCAACTACCTGCTGCAGTGCATGGAGATCACCCCAACAAGCGCCAACGTGCTGGAATACGCCGGGATCGTGCGGAAGAAGGCGGAGAAGCGCCGCTTCACCAAGGCGGTGATGGAGGCGCTGGCCACGGACGAGGACCCGCAGGCGGCGGTGGCGGCGATATGCCACCAGAAGATGCGCTCACGCCGGGGCGGACGGCTGAAAACCATGTCGGATGCCATGAGCGAGGCCATGAGCAGCATCAGCGGCAAAAAGGAGGGGCGGATAGACACAGGTTTCCCCCTGCTGGACGCGACGCTGAAAGGGCTGTGGCCGGGACAGCTGATCCTTGTGGGCGCGAGACCGGGCTGCGGAAAGAGCGCCATGTGCATGGAGATGACGGAAGCCGCCGCCATGAAGGGCAAGACGGTGCTGCACATCACGGCGGAGATGCTGGCCGGAGAGGTGGGCGAGAGACTGCTGGCCAAGCGGGCAGACGGCGTGACGATGGACCAGCTCATTGACGGGATGCCGGAGGATGAGGACCTGTGGGCCAGCGTGGCTGAGGCGGCAAGCTGGGAGAGCCGGCTGCCGGTGTACTTCTACGACGGCCCGGATGTGACGGTGAGCCGCATACGGGAACTGGCGCTGGGCATAGACGACCTGAAAATGATCGTGGTGGACTATCTGGGATTGATGATCGGCGAAAAGGACAAGAAAGCTGAGAACCGCAACCTGGAGCTGGGCGGCATAAGCCGGGAGCTGAAGCTGCTGGCGTCGGAGCTGGAGATACCCATTGTGGCGGCGGCGCAGTTGAGCCGCACGGTGAACGAAACGGACAAGCCGAAGCTGAACTCCCTGCGCGACAGCGGAGAACTGGAGCAGACCGCGGTGAAGGTCATATTCCTTTGGAAAACGGATCCGGGGGACGACACACAGGTGGGCTGCACGGTGGCAAAGAACCGAAGGGGCCGCACAGGGGACGTGAATTTTTATTTCGACGGGTCGAAGATGACCTTTACGGAAATGAGCTATCGGACAGACAACGATGAGCCAACGGACAAGTTCCACCAGCGGCCACGGAGGCGACGGCTGGAAATGGGCACGGCGGAGGGGGACTGAACCGATGGGATTGACAATGGAGGATATAGGCCGCTTCGGGCAGAGGGCACAGGCGCAAATCTTGCAAAAAGTACAGGCGCAGCAGGCGGCACAGAAAGCAGCACAGGAGACGGAAAAGGCCGCAAAGCCGAAAAAGGGCAACAAGCTCCACGCCGAGAAAGTGGACTTGACCATGCCGGACGGCACACTGATGCACTTCGACAGCAAGCGGGAGGCGCGGCGGTACATGGACCTTTGGCTGATGCAGAGAGCCGGCGAAATATCCGGTCTGCGGACGCAGGTAAAGTACGAATTGATACCGAAGCAGGTACACAAGGACGGCACGAAGGAGAAAAGCATAGAGTACGTGGCCGACTTCGTATATGAGCAGGGCGGCGAGACGGTGGTGGAGGACAGCAAGGGCCTTCGTGATACCGGAAACGCCTTATACAGGCTATTTGTGATGAAAAGGAAGATGATGCTGTATTTCCACGGCATCACGGTGAGGGAGGTTTAGAACATCATGTACGCAATGCAGGGAACGATGAGCGTCGGCGCATTTATGCGGAGCCTGGGCAGCGCCAAGGCACCATGGCTGACGGTGGATGCCGCGGCGGAGAGCCGGCGGCAGGAACATTGCGGAGAGACAGGACGATTTTTGAGCGGCGCGGTGGAGGACAGCCAGCATGAGCCGCAGGGGCGCATAGACCAGTGCATGAACTGCCCGTACCCGGAGTGCTGCAACTGCTGGGAGCAGGCGCGGGATCGGAAGCGCAAGCGGAAGCAGTCAGCGCGGGAACTGGCGGACAGTCTGCGCCTGCGCCGGTGCGGTGAGGTGTAAGGCCATGACGACGGTGTATATGATCGTGTCGCGGGACAAATACCGCCTGCCCCGCTGGTGGGGCACCACCACGGCGGAGCTGGCACATCGGTCCGGGAGATCCTACGCCAGCACACGAAGTGCGATATGTAAGGCGTACCGAAACGGCGGACGGTTCGGATGCTATGAGGTGGCGCACATTTCGGAGGACGACGGGAATGGGTAAACAGCATTTGAGCAGGGACGACCGCATCTTTATGCGTGGCAAGCTGCAAGGCACACGGGAGAACATGGACATGGTGGCAATGGTGCTGATGGACAAATGCGGCTGGCACGTCCAGGAGGAGACGGCGGACAGCCGGGATACGCAGAGCATTGCGTATCTGTATGAGTGCCTTGAGAAGCTGGCGGAGGAAATAAACGAGGGCCGCATCAAGCGGAAGCACATCAAGGACGTGCTGAAGGACGAGTGCGGCGTTGTGTTTGGAGATTAGGAGGTGATTTAGGTGAAACATTTAGGCGATATTACGAAAATAAATGGGGCAGAGATTGAACCCGTTTGGTGTATTACAGGTGGTTCACCTTGTTAGACAGGATCTATCCATCGCCGGGAAACGCGCCGGTTTGGCGGGAGCGCGAAGCGGCCTGTTTATGGAGCAGGTACGCATCGTAAAAGAAATGAGGGAGGCGGACAAAAGGAATGGACGGACAGGTGACATGGTTAGACCTCGGTATCTCGTGTGGGAAAACGTGGTCGGAGCCTTTAGCAGCAACAAAGGAAAAGACTTTGCAGCCGTGCTCGAAGAGATCATCAAAATCGTCGAGCCGGAAGCCCCCGGTATTGAAGTGCCTGAAAAGGGCTGGCCTACCTGGGGAGGGTACCACGATGAAGTGGGAGGACGATGGAGCGTGGTGTGGCGAACTCACGACGCGCAATACTGGGGAGTGCCCCAACGCCGTCGTCGTATCTCGGTTGTCGCAGATTTTGGAGGAGACACCGCATCCGAAATACAATTTGACGGCGAAAGCGTGTCAGGGGATATTGCGGAGAGCGGAGCGTCGGGGGAAGGATTTGCCGAAACTGCTGAAAGCGGTTTTAATCCGGCAGTCAGAGACGTAACCACATATTGTCTGCAAGGCAACGGCATCGACAGAGCCGACACCGCCGGATGCAACGGGAAAGGCTGGCGGGAAGATGCGTGCTATACGTTGAATACCATAGATCGTCCTGCTGTGTGCGCGGAGGTTGTGTGCATGACACCTTGGGACGCACAGAGCCAGCGCGTATACGACGGAAACGGCGTTTCACCTACGCTCAGTTCCCGTGAAAACAGTGGTCTGAACCGCGAGGCCGTACTGTGTGCCGGTTTTAAGCTGGGCAACAGTGAACAGGCGAGGAGCATCGGCTATCAAGAGGAACTGTCCCCTACACTGAACGCAGAGTGCGGCGGGAATAAGCCAGCTGTGGTGGCTCCGGCGGTGGCGCTGGACATGACACACGCCTGTGACGTCATCCGCGAGTGCGGAGAGCAGGTCCCGGCGTTACAGGCGCGAATGGGAACAGGCGGAAACCAAGTGCCGTTGACATACCAGATGAATGGTTTTGGAGATTACCGCGCCGCCGAGGTTGCAAGCAGTTGCAAGCAACGGGACTTTAAGGACAGCACAGACCTTGCCATCACACACATGGTCGTGCGCCGCCTGACGCCGATGGAATGCGAACGGCTGCAAGGTTTCCCTGACCACTGGACGGACATCGGCGAATGGATAGACGAAAAGGGCAAGAAGCACAAGGACGCGGACAGCCCACGGTACAAGGCGCTGGGCAACTCCATCGCCCTGCCCTTCTGGGACTGGATGCTGCGGCGCATGGCGCGGTATTTGCCGGAGGACGCGACGCTGGGGAGTTTGTTTGATGGTATTTCGGGGTTTAATGTCTGCTGGGCGAGAATACACGGAGCAGAGTGCTGCCGGTGGAGTTCTGAAATTGAGCAATTCCCTATTGCCGTGACAAAAAAGCATTTCGGCGATGAAGAAGCGGGGAAGGAGGGAGATTGGTGGAAGTTTTCAGGGATGTAGTTGGGTACGAAGGACAATATAAGATAGGCAGTTGCGGAACGCTTTGGAGCGAAAGGTCGCGCAAAGTGCTGCGACCCAACACAGACAAAGACGGGTATGGATATTACGTTCTTTGCGTAAATGGAAAACGAAAAACGATCAAGACGCATAGGCTTGTGGCAACGGCGTTCTTGCCGAACGAGAACAATTTGCCGTCAGTCAATCATAAAGACGAGGACAAACTGAACAACGCAGCAGAAAACCTGGAGTGGTGCGATGCTGCATACAACAACAGGTACGGAACACGAGGGCGGAGAATTGGAGAAAGCCAAATTAACCACCCTGCGTTTAGCAAAAAAGTCTTGTGTGTTGAAACCGGCGAGGTGTTTGTCTCTATGCACGAAGCGGCAAGACGAACAGGCATAAACAGAGCTAATATTGGTTCTGCGTGCTTAGGGAGACCAAAGCATGGCACGGCAGGCGGGTATCACTGGAAGTATGTGGGAGGAATAACATGACAAGAGATGAGATCGTGACCGCGCTGCGGTGCTGTGCAAAACCGGGGCGAGACTGCGAAGAAGATTGCCCAATGAACGAGATAAGCCGTGAACCGTGTCGTGAAGTATTGGCTCCGGCCGCCGCCGACCTGATCGAGAACCAGCAGCGGCACATCGAGGCACTGATGAAAGCCAACGCCAGCCTGAAGGACGCCATTGCACGGCGGGATAAGCAGATAGAGGACATGAATCAGGGCATGGCACAGCTGGTAAAGGCTGTGGCGGTGAAGGAGGAGAAATATGGAAAGACTTACTGAACGCTGGGGTGAAGATGACGTATGGGTGAAAGAACATGATTACGTTTCTGCGGCACACCGCCTCGCCGACTACGAGGACACCGGATACACACCGGAGGAGATCGCAAAGCTGCAAGGCGACCTGATTCAACGCAACGCGGAGCTGCTGGAAGTACGAGAGGGCTTGCAGGGTGCAAAGAACACCGCCGAGCAGTACGCCGCCATCAATGAAACGCTGTTTGACAGCAACATGAAGCTGGGCGCAGACCGCAAGGCACTTATCAACGAGCTATGCCAATACTGCGGGAAGTACAAACAAGCACACGAGGGCGCCTGTGACGGGTGCAGATGGAGGGAAATGTGAAATGGACGCGTTAGAATTTTTAAGAGAACACAAAAGAATGTGCAACCGCTACGAGGGTTGCTGCGACTGCCCGCTTGAAGTGTCTATTTGTCCAGGCAGCAGCACCATACCTGATGAAGATTACAAGAAAATCATAACCGTCGTCGAGCATTGGTCGAAAGAGCACCCGAGCAAGACACGGCAGAGTGTGTTTCTGGAGCAGTGGCCGAATGCGCGCCCTGCGGATGATGGGGTGTTGACTTTTTGCCCAAAAAGGTTTGACTTTCACATTTCATGTTTAGCAGAATGCCATTCGTTGAAAAAGTGCAGTGATTGCCGCCGCGAGTTCTGGATGCAGGAGGTGGAGTGATATGGAAACCGTGAATTGTATTCTCTGCGATTTTCACCATAAGGACAACGGAAACTGTACTGCGGTCGGCGGGTTCTGCACGGCGGTTCCGGCTGCCCACTGCCCGTTACTGCGTCAGTATTTAGACACGGGGCTGACACCGGAACGCTGTGCCGAATTTGCGCGAGCAGACGCGGAAGGACGGTACATCGTAATGCGTGATGCGGAGCAGGAGGGCGTTGCCCGCCTGCGAGAGCTGGCCGAGGCCGACAAAGACGGGCGGCTGGTGGTGCTGCCGTGCAAGCCGGACGGCTCAATGCTTAATACAAGCGACCCAGAGAGACCGGAAATTATGAAACGGATCCACTTTGCGGTTGCTTATGTGTGTGGCGGAATCGTATTTCATCAGCCCTATAACATATTTCTCGAAAATATTGCTGCGGGCTATATTCGACCGCTGAATGAGGCGGAGAAAGCATTGGAGGCGGTACAGGATGGCAATTAGCAAATCAAAGCGCGAAGCGGTCTATCGAAAGTATGACGGCCATTGTGCGTATTGTGGGCGCGAAATCGCTTACAAGGATATGCAGGTAGACCATTTTCAACCATTGAGGGCGTGGGGGATTGAGGACGCTGGAACAGATGACCTTGACAACCTCATGCCAGCCTGCCGGATGTGCAATCATTACAAGAGAGCAAATTCGCTCGAGACATTCCGCCGCTATATCGCAGAAATTCCGCGAAAGCTGCGCGAGAATTATATCTACAAGGTCGGCGTGGTTTATGGCAATGTCATCGAGGCAGAAAAACCGATTGCGTTTTACTTTGAGACGCAGGAAAGAAGAGGTGCTGACAATGGCTGAACCTGAAA